GGTACTTGTTGGTACTGGAGTGTCCGTAGGTGTCGGAGTTGGTGGTACCTCAGTCGCCGTTGGTACTGGAGTGTCCGTAGGTGTCGGAGTTGGTGGTACCTCAGTCGCCGTTGGTACTGGAGTGTCCGTAGGTGTCGGGGTTACACTCAAATCAATCGTTGGACTTGGTGTAGGTGTGGGTTGTGGATTTATCTCACAAACATAAAAATAATGTGTCTCACCTGTGAAACCTGTATATGTATAAACATCATTATTTAAAATAAAATTTTCATAGTCATGTATTGTATTCCCACTTACATCAAGGATATTAAAGTGTTCCGCAAAATCTTGGAAATCAAAAACGTAAGTTATTCCTGAATATATGTATGATGGGTCATTTGGTGTATTGTCAATCTCACACAACTTTATTGTTGTCCTTTCAGTTTCATCATTTGATAAATCATTTACAATACTCGGATTAAAAGGTATAGAAACATCAAAATTTAAAACTCTACCATCATAATCACCATCAAATTCTGCAATTTGATAGTCGTAAGTTTCTGAATTATCTAACCTTATATCGAGACTAACACCTAAATTTCTTAAAATATCCTGACTATTCATAATATTATAAATATCTTTCATAACATTTGATATTTATAATTAAACTAGTTTATATGAATAATTTTATAAAACAGGTAATTGAAGAGAAATTTGCATCAAAAGCACAACAAAGATTCTTCTACGCCAAAGCGAACGAAAAGGGGTCTTCTAAGAAAGAAAAAAAGAAGTGGAAAAAATACGCTGATGAGTTTTCTAAAGACACAGATTATGATGAAATCCCTGATAAAGTAACGGATGAAGAAAAGGAGGTTGATGAAATTGTTGATGCAAAAGGTAATATAAAAAGAGGTGGTAAAGCGACGGACTTTCACGCAAAAGGTGTTGGTTCTAAAAAAACTACAGATAAGACAGTGAAAGCGGTTGGTGGTTCTCAAGGTACTCATGGGGTACATGGTACACACACTTCTCTTAGATATTGGGCAGAAACAGATATGAGTAAATCGTTAGGTTACGATGATACTTTGGGTGATGATGAAAATTTTAAAAAGGCGTACAAACACTTTACAGGTAAATTAGGATTAACTCATGACGATGCAATGAAACGACTAAAAGATATGGGTTACGATGAAAAATTACCTGACGATAAAGTTCGTTTAGTGGAGAATCCTAAAAAATTTATGAGAGATTATATGGAAACGGTCCTCTCAAAAAAATCAGATAATCAAGAAATTGTAAATGATAATAAAAAGGATCTAAGTCCAATTATAAAAAGACAACTTACGTCTTTAAAGAACTCCCTAAAAAGTCATAATCTATCCTTATCAGACATTAAAGATTTTTTAGAAGGAGATGAATAGTCAACTTAAAAATAGGGTTTTTAAATTACCTGATGATGTTTTTAATTTTATACATAAAATTTTTACATCGTTAGAAGATAAAACTATAGTCGGTACTCAGAGAGCAAAAAATCTTCTAAGAACAAGAAATCTTAGTTACTCACAATTAAAGGCAATTATTCACGATTTAGAGAATGGTGACCCTAATTCAATTCAGTACAAATTATCAGGTGGTGAGTTGATGTTGAATTGGGCGAAAACCCATCTAAATGGTGAAAGACAAATGGTAAAAAATATTAAAAAATCGAAACAAAGGGCTAATGAAATCGGACAACTGAATGATATAAGAAAAAACCCATTTCTTTCGAAACATAAGAAAAAGACGAATTACTCCATACCAAGAAATATGATGAAGTCTAATTCAGATAAAACTTCAGTAACACCAATATCATCATTAGGTATTTTTGAAGAAGTTGAGAGAATAAAAGGATTATTATAATGGCAAGTCAAATAGATAATATATCAGGTAAGTATCGAGAGGAAGCACTCGCAAGAAATAACTATCAAGGAAATAAACGATACGACTCGAACCATCCAAACGCTTTATCAGATGGGGATGAATTAGGTAAAGGAGATAATAATGGTAGAATTGGTAGTAATAGTGATATAACTAATAGAAACGAATCTTTAGGAAGAAATAAATACGGACCTAATTTTGGGTATGGGATAGAAAATCCGAATGCAATTTCAGATGGGGACGAGTTCGGTAGAGGTGAGAACAGAGGTCAGATAGGTACATTTACAGATATAAACCAAAGACAAGAACACATCAAGAGAAATACATACACATCAAGTGACTCATACAGTTCTAATCACCCAAATGCGATCTCTGATGGAGATGAATTAGGAAAAGGCGATAACAATGGTAAAGTAGGTGGATTAACGGATAACCAAACGAGAATTGATAATATAAGTCGTAATTTTTATAACGACCAAAATGGTTATGGTGTAAATCACCGAAATGCATTATCTGATGGAGATGATAAAGGGAAGGGTGAGAATAACCAAAATATTGGTTCACTAACAGATATCAATACAAGAACCGATCTTCTAACAAGAAATCAATACAACAACGACCAAAATGGTTATGGTGTAAATCATCCAAATGCGATATCGGATGGGGATGAAAAAGGTAAAGGTGATAATAACGGTAAAGTAGGTGGGTTGACTGATGTTAACACTAGATTAGATAATAAAGCCAGAAATATCTACAACGATCAAAATGGTTATGGTCTAACACACCCTAACGCCATTTCTGATGGAGACGAGAAGGGACGAGCAGAAAATAATAATAAGATAGGTACACTAACCGATATAAAAGAAAGAACACAACATATAGGGAGAAACAACTATAATAGTTCAAATGGTTATCCTGATTTTTAATGAAATTATTTAAGGACATATATAAATTTTTGATTGGAGAACAGTCGGAACCCAAACTACCAAGTAGACCACGGGCGATCGCCAATGCAATTAAAAAGAGACACCCAATATCCTTTTTTTACAATGGTCCTCGAGGGGAGGTACAACCAGGTCGACGTATAAAAGCGGAGATGGTTGCATTAGGTTTATCTAAAAAAGGTAAAATGATTGTGAGAGCATGGGTACAACCCCCATCAAGGTCTAAGACGGGTTTTGAAAAGAATAATTGGAGAACTTTCATTCTTTCAAGAATGAGTCAAATAGAAATTTTTGATCAGGAAACATTCGACCAAAAAAGACCCGGATATAAAGAAGGTGATGATAACTCTATGACGGTAACATATGTAACTTCAGATTGGTCCTCTACACCTGAACCCGAGGTTGAACCTCAACCACAACCCGAACCTGCAACTGAACCACAACCCGAACCTGCAACTGACACACAACCTGAACCAGAATCTGAACCATCAGCTGAACCTCAATCAAATGAACTACCTCAACCTGAACCAGAAAATAGACCAAGTATTGAACCACCTAGAGTCGATAACGACCAAGCTAACGACCAAGATAACGACGAAGATGAAGAAGATAATAACTATGATGGTCTAAATGAAGATATTAAAAGAATAAAGAAATTACTTTATAATTAATAATAATATACTTATATTTTATATAAATTAAAAAATATGTCAGATAAAAAAGGTACTATAAACGAAAACGATCTAATGCAGAGATTGGTGGGTGCAAAGAAAGTAATGAACGCCGTTGACGGTAAAACATATAAAACGGGTAATATCGACCCCACTGCATTAACACAATCTAACGATAAATTAGTTTCTCAAGTACCAACAACAAATCCAAACTTAAAGAAACCTGTTGGGTCTAACGTTGTCAATGAGGATAAAATAAGAAACTCTAAATTACCTGATTCAATCAAAGAGGCAATGATTAAAAACCCAATACCAACGATGGATGAAATATCGTTAAGTGATGGTTTAGATATGTCATTTGTTGAAGGTGCAAAAAAACTTATGGAAAGAGAAGGTCTGACAAAAAAACAACCTCAACAAACAATTCAACAACCCACACAAAACACTTCAGATTTGAAGTCCCTTATAAAAGAAACCATCAAAGATACTTTGGAGGAGATAGTGGATAGAAAATTAGAATTAATACTTACAGCTTCAAAAACTGCGTCTGTTAATGAAACATTAGTATTAAAAGTGGGTGATTCAATATTCAAAGGTAAAATTACTGGCGTAAATAAAGCAAAATAAGGATTGATTTCCTTATTTTATTTTCTTATATTTTGATATATAGTTAGAATATATGTCAAAGATTAAGATACTCGCAATACCATCAGATTCACATGGTGTTGGGAAATACAGAATTATTGATCCATACACTTTTATTGGAGATAAGTACTCAGATGAGGTGCATGTTGATATTGTATTTGATGTACCTGATCAAGACGATTACTTCACAAAATACGACATTGTTGTATTCCATTCATTCATCCACAAAAATAGTCATGAACAAAATATTAAAAGGATTAAATGGTTAAAAACTAACGGTATTAAAGTCATCATGGATACGGATGACTTTTGGAGAGTTGACCAAAGACATCCAAACTATGAAACTTTTCAAAGAGGTGAGTTGGCCAAAAAACGTGTAGAATTATTAAGGTTATCTGACCATATAACAACCACAACTCCCATATACGCTAACACAATTAAACAACTGTTAGGTTTAAAGAATATTTCTATTTTCCCAAATGCGGTTAATGAGAATGAACCGCAATTTCAATCTAAACCAATAAAATCAGATAAAGTTAGATTTGGTTGGTTAGGTGGTTCTTCACATCTTCACGATATTGAACTCATGAAAAGTGGTATTTCTATGATTCAAAACCAATATAAAGATAAAACTCAATTTGTCTTGTGTGGTTTTGACTTAAGAGGAAATATGAGAGAGATTAATAAATTGACGGGTGAAGTCAACACCCGACCAATAAAACCTAATGAAACTGTTTGGTATAAGTATGAAAAAATATTTACTAACGACTATAAAAGTTTAGATCCAAATTATACTTCCTACCTCAACACATGGACTAAGAATCCATATGAAGGTGAATTCGATCAACCATATGTGAGAAGATGGACGTTAGATATAAACAAATATGCATCAAATTACAACTATTTCGATATATCGTTAGCACCATTAGTAAAGAGTGAGTTTAATAAAAATAAATCTCAGTTAAAGGTAATCGAAGCGGGTTTCCATAAGAAAGCGTTAATCGCAACTCAAGAAGACCCTTACACCATTGATCTTATTGATAGTTTCGACAGGGGAGTTTTTAAAGAGAATGGAAATGCTTTATTAGTGAAAACTTCAAAGAACCATAAACAATGGGCTCAACAAATGAAAAGATTAATTGAAAATCCGAATTTGATTGAAGACTTGGGTAATAAATTATATGAAACAGTAAAAGACAAATATTCCCTCTCTACTGTTTCTAAAAATAGAGTGGAATTATTTAAAACAATTATAAATAAAAATTAAAATTATGTATTATTTAGCAACCGTAGGTTATGAAACAGAACAATTGGACAGAAATGGTAATCCGAGAGTTCAAAAAGTTAAGTATGTCGTAGAAGCAGAATCTGTAGAAGAAGCGACAATTGTTTTGGCCAATTATAGAAAAGAAGATATGAGGTCAAGTGAAAGTATTTCTATCGCCAAAATGGCAATAGAATGTGTTATCGATTCAAAAATTACACCAGAATATTATAAAGGTTAATTATGTTAAATAAAGAACAAATAGAAAGAAATAAGAGTAAATTACTCGAAACATCGGAAAAATATGGGATACTAAATGAAGGTCTTTTAGAATATTTAGGTGAAGATCTTTTTACGTCCCCCGCATCCACATCTTTAGATATGTACGGTGCATACCCCGGTGGTTTACTTGAACATATTTTTATCGCGTCAAAATACGCGGTCAAAGTCAATTCAATACTTCCCGAAAATTTACAACAAGACGTTTCAAGTATTTTAAAATGTACAATTCTTTCTCAAATAGGAAAAGTATTTCTATTTAAACCAAACGAAAGTGAATGGCACAGAACAAAACTCGGTAAGATGTATGAATTTAATGACGATTTAGTTTCAATGAGAGTTGGTGAAAGATCATCTTACTATTGTTCTAAATTTGGAGTCACACTTACAGAAGAAGAATATCAAACAATTGTCAACTCTGATAAGGGCGATGACGATTTACAGTCCAAGTACCATTCAACACCATTAGCTCAAATTGTAAAACAAGGATTTGAATTAGCAATATTTGAACAAAAACATGGATGAAAAGATTCTAAGATCATATCTCGAAAAATTAGAGAATTTTGAGGAAGTTTTAGGTAACACAGATGAGGGTGAAGTCGATGATAAGTTTATACAAGACATTGAAAATACCTTATCTCAGTTAAGTAGTGATGTTGGTGCGCATGTAAATTCACAAAGTGACTTACAGGGTTTCGGTATAAATGTAAAAATAAAACTTATTGATCCTGAAGCTAAATTACCATCATATTCAAAGGATGGTGATGGGTGTGTTGATCTTCATTGTATATCGTATGAAATCAATGAACAAACTAATCAGATAACATACAAAACAGGAATTGCATTAGAAATACCACCAAACTACGTTGGATTGGTATTTCCAAGATCATCAATTAGAAGAACACGACTTTCTTTAAGTAATAGTGTTGGAGTAATTGATAGTGGGTATAGAGGTGAAATAATCGCCACATTTAACATGACAAATTCAACTGATACAACGATTTATGAAAAAGGTGAAAGAATATGTCAACTTATGATCCTACCATACCCAAAAATAAACTTTATCCCGACTGATGACTTATCAGACACCTCTCGTGGGACTGGTGGTTTTGGGTCGACGGGTAAATAAATTTTTATAAATAATTAATGGCTCGAAGAACAGGAGAAAAGAGGTTAACACACAAACAAAGAATTAGAGAAATTTTTAAAAAACCTCGAGAAAAATTTTTAACAGAATCTCAAAAAGAGTATTGGGATGTTTTAGATAAAAACGAAATAACTTTATGTTTTGGACCCGCGGGTGTTGGTAAATCATATATTGCCATGAAAAAAGCGGTGGACCTTTTACATGACGAGAATAATAAATACGAAAAAATTATTATCGTTAGACCAGCAGTGGAGGCTGAAGAAAAATTAGGTTCCCTACCTGGTGGTTTAGAAGAAAAATTAGATCCATATATTTTTCCATCGTATTATCTTCTAAATAAGATTATTGGAAAAGATTGTAGGGAAAAACTAAAAGATGAAGGATTTATAGAAGTTGCGGCACTTGCATATATGAGAGGATGGAATGTCGATAATACAATCTTAGTATTTGAAGAGGCACAGAACGCGACACCTGCACAAATAAAATTACTATTAACTCGAATTGGTTTTAATTCTAAATTCTTCATTTCGGGAGACTTAGAACAATCTGATAAATTTAAAGACATTACAAGAAGTGGATTGTACGACGCAAAGGTAAGATTAGATGGTCTTAACCATGTCGGTATTCATGAATTCGGAACAGAAGACATTGTGAGAAACCCATTAATTAGTCAAATCTTAAAAAGATACGATTAACTTTACTTATAATATTTTATTTATTATATTTTATTATGGAGATTTTTATCAGTATAGATGGTGTTTTAAGGAATACAATTGCAAAATTTGATTACCACTACAAAGATTATTACTTAGATTCTGAACCTGAAGAAAAGACGGAGGAGGAAAATAAGTTTGAATATGGTGTCATCGAACCTGTAAAAAACAATTTTTTACTCGAGAGTTATAAATTCCAATCAAAAGAAGAATTCGATAATTTTACTTTCATTGATTACTCAGTCGAAATTTTTGGTCACTCAAATCCGAGTTATCAAAATGTGTTTTTTGAACTTAATAATTTAATTTATCAAAACAAAGAACACAATTTTACTTTAGTGGGATTGGACCAATTAGGTAAATCTAAACCATCGACTCTTTTCTTTTTATCTAAGAATGGGTTTATGGGTAATAATGTAAAATTTACAATGTCCTCAGAGATACCGAACCTATGGAAAAAATGTGATCTATGGATTACAGACTCCCAACCAATCATCGACTCAGTACCAAAAAATAAGAAGGTTGTCAAGTTTAATACTGACTATAACCAACACTTTACAAATAGTTTAGAAATACATAAATTAACAGAAATAGATAAAACATGGTTGAAATCTTCGGAGAATATTATTATATCAACACTAACAAAATTGTTGAATGTTGCGAAATAAACTATGAAGCAATTAAAAGTAGTGACGAGAAACCAGTTCAAATAGAACAAACAATAAATGTGTTTAAATATGATACAATAAAACAATGTATTGATACTATACTTACTGAAAACTTACAAGACGATAATGGATTAGGTCTTTTAAATAGTGAGTTATCAATACCATTTAAGTTTGCATTTAACACATTGATAAAATATGGGATATTAGTTAAAATAGATGAGTGAAGAAAACAAACAAAATATTGACAGATTAGAAGAAGCTGTCGGTAGATTAGAGAGTAAAAAAAATAAAATATACTTTCTAACTTATGATACAAAAAATAACGCACGTGCTGCGATAAAATACATTTATGACACCGTTGATACTTTAAGAAATGAAGGGTACGATGCTAAAATTTTAGTAGAGGATAAGAACTATGGTGGTGTAAAGTCTTGGTTGGGTGATCGATACTCAGAAATACCGGTTGTAACAATCAAAGAAGATAAGGTACAAATGGGTATTGATGATATCTTAGTTGTACCCGAATACTACTCCAACGTCTTAGAACAACTTTCTAATGTTAAGTGTACTAAAGTGATGTTGGTACAACAAGCGGAATATATCTTCGAAACATTACCTGTAGGTAGTAGATGGAGTGATTACGGTTTTGATAAAGTAATAACCACAACTGAGACATCTAAAAAATATATTCAGTCAATATTCCCCGAATCTTTGATTTTTATCAATCCACCTAAAATTGGTGAAGTTTTCGGTGAGTCTGATAAACCAACAAAACCATTTATTGCGATAAGTGCGAGAGATAGGGGACAACACAGAAGAATTATTTCTGAATTTTACCTAAAATATCCTCAGTTAAGATGGGTTACCTTCAAAGACATGGTTCAAATGACATATACTGAATTTTCTGACCAACTAAAAGAATGTGTATGTTCTGTTTGGTTAGACGATGATTCAACTTTTGGTACGTTCCCACTTGAATCAATGAAGTGTGGTGTACCAGTAATTGGAAAAATACCAACAAGAGAACCTGAATGGTTAGATGAGAACGGTATGTGGACTTACGATTTGAACAAAATTGTAGAGTTAATCGGGACTTATGTGTTAGCATGGTTAGAGGGTGTAACGATTACGGAAGAGGTTAAGGATAAGATGAAAGAAACTCTTCTTCCTTATACCGATGATATAATCGATAATAATGTTCTATCAATCTTTAGTTCTCTAAACTCAAGTAGACGTAAAGATATTGGTGAGGCATTAGATAAATTAAAAGAAAAAGAAACAGTATGAAAGATATAACAGTAATATTACCGATACATAAATTCGATGACATTTATAGAGAAATGTTTGCGAAAGCGGTATCATCAGTTGAGGTTTTCCACGATGATGTTACACTTTCTATTGTTGGTCCCAAAAGTGCAGTAGGAGATTTGACAAAAGAAGGGATTAGTGATAAGTTAGATGTTAATATACACATTAATGAAGGGGAAACTGATTTCTGTTCACAAATAAATTTAGGTATTGAGAAATGTGAAACAACTTGGTTCTCAATCTTAGAAATAGACGATGAGTACACACCAAATTGGTTACCATCGTTCAATAAATACCAATCTCTATTCCCTGATGCGGACATATACCTACCAATCGTTAAGGACGTAAATTCTGAAGGTAAATTAGTTAGTTTTACCAATGAATCGGTTTGGGCTTATGGTTTCACAGAAACACAAGGTGTGTTAGAAAATGAAGTTCTATTAGATTACCAAAACTATCAAACTAGTGGTGGTTTATACAAAACTGAGTTAGTGAAAGAGAATGGTTCGTTTAAAGACAATATAAAACTTACTTTTAGTTATGAATTTTTACTTAGATTAACTCACAATGGAGTAAAAATCGTAACAATACCACAAATTGGTTATAAACATGTAAACTTTAGGGAAGACTCTCTTTTTTGGTCTTATAAAAATGATGATAGTGTAAAATTATCTTCTGATGAACCTAAATTTTGGTTAGAAACCGCTAAAAAAGAGTTTTTCTTTAAAAATAAAAGAGAGGTTGAATATATAGAAAATTAATGCCGAGAAAGCGAACCCAAAAAATGTATTTTGGGGAGGAGCAAGAAAAAGCGGTAGTACGATACTTAGAATCCGAAAACGAAGAAGAAAAGAATAAGATATTCAACGAATATTTAAGAGAACCTCTCAAAATAATGGTGGAGAGTATAATCCGCCGTTACAAACTTTATAGAAAAGATTACGAATTTGAAGAAATTCACACTGATACTATGTCATTTTTAATGACCAAGATCAGTAAATTCGATACAACCAAAAACTACAAGGCGTATTCGTATTTTGGGACAATCTGTAAAAATTACCTTATGGGTACAATACAGAAAGACCAGAAACACACCAATAGATCTGTATCCTACGAAGACATCTCAACAAGACTTGAGGACAGGGCGGATCTTTCTTACATTATAGATGAAGAGATTATTGATTATAAAAATGTAGTCAATAAACTCACCGTAGAATTAGAAAAATTTGTCGAGGAAGAGGATCTGAACGAGAACGAACAAAAGTTAGGTTATGCCCTAATAGAAGTTTTTGGAAATTTTGAAAAAGTTTTTCAGGTAGGTGAGGGTAATAAGTTCAATAAAAACCTAATTCTTTTAGCGTTAAGAGAGATGACATCGTTAACGACTAAAGAGATTAGAGTTGCGATGAAAAAATACAAAAAACTTTACGAAGCCCTTAAATTAGATTTTATAAATAATTAGAAACAATCTATTTATAGGTATGAGAAGGAAAAAAAATTTATTATCGTTAGATACTGATTCCGCATTGTCACTAATGCAGGAAATTTACAATGATATTGTAGAACAAAAACAGACTGCGAATATGATAACCAAGAAGATGTTAAGTTTCATGAAAGAAGCTGAGGACATGAGTGTTATCGGACCTGTAATTAAAGAACAACAGAAAATTTTAAATGATTGTACTGAAAAGAAAATATCATTAGTAAAGTTACAAAGTGCTCTTTTAAAACAAATTGGTGGAAGTGGACCTGCACAGTCTGGTGGGAAGTTAGATCTTAGTGAGGAAGATAGAATCTTATTAGAAAAACTCATGAAAGAAGATGATGAATCTCCAAACTCAGGAGATACACAAAAATACCAAATGTAATGAGTAAGGTAAAAAGACTTAGGAATGAGATAAAATCTAAAATCGAAGTAATCAAAAAGATCAATGACGATCCAAAATTGACTACGGACAATTTGTATGATATCTATGCCGACGGTATTACCAAAACAGACAAATTACTTCAAACAAAAATAGATGGTTTAAAATCCAAATTAAAAAAAAAGAAAGACAATAAAACCGATATTTTCGGTAGTCTTATAGACGTTGCATCTGGTTTCCTAAGTAATAAATCAAATACTATTGAAGTTAATGATAAATTAATTTCAGGTAACAAAGTAAAAAAATACGCACTTGACTCGGCAAAAATTACTGTAGAGGATTCCAAAAATATCGTAATGGATTCTGTGAAGAAAGTTTTATTTGTTGATGATGAAACAAGTATATGTGGTGTTGATACAACAATGCCATCCGATACTATGACAATATCACCACCCGAGTTCGACTTTATGGAAGTTCTACAAAATGACCCATCATCTAAATTGGGGTTAATAATGTACGAAGATCCTAACGCTAATACTGGTGATGTACAAATGAATAGAGAGTTTTATAGTGCATTCTCATCTAATTATACATTCAGTAGTAAATCAGGTACTAGTTTATTTACATTGAATTGGGACACTGCCAGTCAACACTATAATGTGACGGGACTCCAACAAAACGGACCAGTCCCAAAAGTAAATGATTTCATATCTGATTATTATGATTCTGTTGAAATACCAAACTTAGAGTATATCACAAAAACAGCGATGTTGATGACTTTACAGGGTGATAGTGATAACCCATTAGTCTTTGATAAAGCAATGAATGAGTTAAATAAATTATGTCAAAAACTATTCAAAATATGTGGATCACCTTTAGAGGAAAGTGGTCTTATACAAACGACCAGTCAACAATTTAATGAAAATGATCAGGATATTGAGTCGTATTTTGATTTTAATGATGTGGAGGGTATAGACTTAGATGATGAAGATGCTAGATTTAGAAAAGTTTTAAAATTTGTAGATTGTGGTAACTTCGAAGTACCTTCTGATGAATCCAATTTCGAAGATTTTGTGTACTTAAGTGGTGATCAAGATCTAAATAGTCTTATTAATTCTACTCTCGAAAAAACAGCGAGAAATGCGGCAATAAAAAGTGATAATTTCGCACCAATCGACAACATACAACTTGAATTAATTAATCTTTTCATTCTAAACGTACCTAAAGCTTTAATTTCCTCAATAGTTTCACCAAAGTTTATTTTCCCAATTGTGGTGGCATGGAAACAAATTAAAGGTTTTATTGGTGACGTGAAAGAACTAATGAAAAAATTGTACAAGTTATTCTATACAATTATTAAAGAGATTTTTTGGAAGTTTATAACCGAGTTTTGGCAATTTATCAAAAGAGATTTACTTAATTTCTTAAAGGACTTGGCAGCAAAAATCATCGCAAAAAAATTCAAGAGATATAGAAATATAATATTAGCAATTATAAATCTTATACGTAAAATATTATCATACGGTATTGATAGTTGTTTTGCTTTATTCCAAGCAATTATACAATCGATAAATGGTGCCCTAAATGCTGGTGGACCAGTAATAAACATACCGGGAGCCATTCTAAGTTTTGCGAACCTATTACCTGGTTATAGTACTGACAGGGCATTTATGAATGCTAGTGAAAGAATGGCCGCGTTAGGTATGAATACAGGACCAATTTATGGTGAAGTAAACGAATTAATGACTTTTGGTAAAAGTATAATCGAGGGTATGTCAGAAGAAGAAGATAATAATTCATTTATTGATGTTGTTCTTAAGCCAGGGGTATTACCTGGTCCAACAGGTGGGGCGGTTATACCACCATTTTTGTTAAGGGCAGTAGGAAAAAAGAGATAAAGATGGAAAACAATAAAATATTAGAAATACTTAAAGACCCTTCTGTTAAATCAAATAAAGATTTAAACGAATGTTTAGAATTTTTAAATAACGAATTTGAAAAAACTAAGGATACTATAGTTAAACTGACTCGTTATTTGGATGGTGTAGAGACCTCATATAATAAAGTCAATGAAGAAATTGGTAAGAGAGTTATAAAGTAATGAGTAGTATTATAGAATTAGCGATAGTAGATGATAATATTGATCCTAAAGGTATTGGTAGGATTAGGGTTAAACTAACAGGTGACCCTACAGGTCCTATTGAAAAATCAACAGATTATGAACCTTGGAGTCAGAATGATCCTTTTATCGCACTACCATTCTTACCAACCAATCTAAATTTTATACCTCAAAAAGGTCAAACTGTTAAAATCATTAATTATGATCCCGAAAATAAATTAATTAATCGGGAATATATCGCAGGACCATTTACAACTGTTCATGATTTTCAGAGTCAGATTAACGCAAGGCAAGTAGAAGACACCACTTATGGTGCGAACGTTAAAAAAATGAATGATGTCTTTGGGTCTAACGGTGAATACATCGAAAAAAAATCTGAAGGTTCATTATCAAAAATATCAGATTATGCAATTTATGGCCCCTACGGTTCTGACATCTTATTAACTGAAAATGGGGTAACTCTAAGAGGGGGTAAACTATTATCTAAACAAGGTGCGTCCGATAACGAAAGGACTAAAATCATTAATTACCCAATACTTTCAGAAAAAAAATCCATTTTAACTCTTAAAAAGTTTGGGACAAAACAAGAAGTAGTTGAGGAAGAGTCCAAAACAGAGACAATACCAAACAAAAAATTAGAACATGTAATTGAATATAACATCAGTTCAACTAACACTAATGAAAGTAGTTACACCATTGATTGGTATATCTATAAGGTGAAAAAGAATTATGGTGATACGTTTGACACCTCCGTCTTTAGTTCAAAATCAGTACAAAATATACAATCATATTCAAGTAATGTCACATTAATAAATGAGGATGGTACCACAATAACACCAACATTTAGTCAAACTGTTAACTCATACGAATTAGCATATGTAACTATAAGAAATACCTTGTGTGAACTACATTCAAACGGTGTAAAGAAATTCGCACCAAAGGTTGGTAAAATAAATTTACACCCCTTCTTTTATAGATCAGTATATACGTTGACTGACAGAACGTTCTTAGATAAAATCAGACCTGGTTGTTTTAATTCACCTGTAAATGGTTCAGGTTTAGTTTTTAGTTTATCTTCTCCAATACCCAAACCTAAAACTGAAACTAAAAAAAAGAAAGTAGTTAAAGTGGTATCGTCTACTTTGGAACAATCTTTTGCCGGTTTATCATCAGATAAAATTTATCTATTTTCAAGTGATACTAATTCAGTAGGAAGTAAAAAAATTCCTTTTGATAAATTAAACAAATACGAATATAATCAAGAAGATTTTTTAACAAGAATAGAACCTAATACTTATGCGACTGTAAGAGGTGAAACACTTATAGAATATCTTGATATTTTAACACGAGTAATCGCGGGTCACGCCCATAATCCAACAAAACCAATGGTGAAAGTTGGTTATCCTGATTGGGATAGATTAATCGAACTTAGGAAAACACTTGAAAATGATATCTTAAATAAATCGATTAGAATAAACTAAGCGATATTTATATAAGAAAGCTTTAATTAAGATGTCATACTATCGTTCATATTTCGAAAAAAATAATACAATAATCAAGGGTATGAAGGTTAATACCGCCAAAAATCCTTCATGCGAAATCTTTTACGGTTCAGGTTTTTCTAAATTCTTATTCAAATTAGATTTAGATGGTTTGAAATCAAAGATTGATGGTGGAGATTATGTATTAGACAACAACACTAAACATACTCTACACATGACCAATACTATTTTTGGTGATGAAACTTTTTTAGGTGCTAAAAGAGGGTCAGGTAGGGAAAGAACCACATCATTTAAATTGGTTGTTTTTAAGATTCCTGAATTTTGGGATGAAGGTGTTGGTTTCGATTATGAAGATTCGGGTTACGATTATACAACAGGTAACAATACTTTTGATATAAGACCATCAAACTGGTTTATGAGAACGACTCTAAACCCATGGTCTGCTGAAGGTGTCTATTCGGATAACCCATACATAGTATCAACTCAAGAATTTGATAACGGCGATGAAGATTTGAATGTAGACATCACTGATTATATAAATGATATATTGACGGGGTCCACTATAGATCAAGGTTTAGGAGTTGCATTTGACCCGTTATATCAAGATTTGACATCGGAGGTTGATCAATCCGTGGCGTTTTTCACGAAATATACACAAACATTTTTTGAACCGTATTTAGAAACAAATTTTTCGGATCGAATTGTGGATGATAGGGAAAACTTCATTGAGAAAACAGATCAAAATTTATTTCTATATGTAAATAAAGAAACAAATTTCTTTGACCTTGATAACGTACCTACTGTTGATATTTTAGATTCTACTAAAACACCGATTACAGGACTAACTAATTTAGTTGTTGAAAAAGTAAGAAAGGGTGTTTATAGGGTCACTTTTGGTATTGATGGATTGGTGTGTGATGGTAAAAAATTCTTTTATGATGTTTGGAAAGGAATTTCTGTTGAAAACAACTCTTTCCCCGACATTACTCAAAAATTTGTACCTAAACCGTACTCATCTAAGTTCTCATTAGGTGAAAACCAAAAAGAAGTTAATAAGTATGTTGTACAATACTCAGGAATTAAACAAAATGAAAAAATTAAGTCAGGTGAGACAAGAAAGGTTTCGGTGATGTTTAGAACTATATCAAAATCAACTAATGAATTATTCGATGAAGTCTACTATAGAATTTATATAAAGGAAGGACACACAAATGTTAATGTTTTTGATTGGACTTATTTAGATGTAACAAATGAGAATAGTTTTATGTTAGACACCTCAATATTAATTCCAAGAGAATATTATGTTGAGATAAAGGGTATAAAACATAATGAAGAGATATCATACCCAAATGTAATTAAATTTGAGATAGTATCTGAAAAATAAACATATTTATAGATATGGAATTGAAAGACGTAATTAGAAAACATTTAAGGGATTTACAAGAAGAAAGAACTGAAAACTATATGTTCTTCAGTAACTTAAAACAAATCCAACGACAGTGTCAAATACTTTTAGATTTAGACCCTATGGTTATAGAGGATATCTTACAAAACGGTCACGATTGGGCGGACGATCACATTGCAGTGGCGAAAGAGAATGTTGATCAGGTAATGGATTTCCTAATGAATCAAACTAAAGATGAATTACATGAGGGTAAGAAGAAAAAATCAAATAAACTTTGTTCAAGGGGAATTTCAGCCGCCAAATCTAAATTCGACGTTTACCCAAGTGCATACGCTAATGGTTATGCGGTACAAGTATGTAAAGGAAAGATTAAAGGTCTTGACGGTAAGAAAAGGTGTTCAGGTTCATACTGTAAAAAGAAAAAGTAATGAAAGTACAATGTAGGGGTTGTAATTGGAATTGGGATTTATCTAAAGGGGGTAATGATCCTTACGTATGCCATAAATGCGGTAAGAATAATACGGACCACTACATCCAAAAAATACGGGTAAGTAAAGAAGATCAAGAATACATCAATGAGTGTCTCGAATCGGGAGAAGTACTTCAGGAAGATCTTGGTCGTTGGTTTAAAGAAAAGTGGGTTGACGTTTCTCGTAAAATAGATGGTAAACACCCACCATGTGGACGTAAAGACGCTGATGGTGACAGTAGTAGGAAAGGATACCCAAAGTGCAGACCATCAAAAAAGGTCTCTAAAAAAACACCTAAAACAAGTTCTTCATATTCTAAGAAGGAAAAGAAAAAAATGACTCGTCAGAAAAGACGTGCGGAAAGAAAAAGTAATAAAAGAGGAAAGGGGAACACACCAACATACACGAGTATAGATGAAAACAGAATCATTTCTTTAGTACAAAATAATTTAGGTGTTAAATCCCTTAACATCACGCACCCAACACTTAAAGTTATAAATGAAAATAAGATAAATCTTAGTGAAGGTTTATCATATCATATTGATAATAAACTACCAATTGTAGAAAACGTCTATAGAATCTATTCTAAAGAGTTTTTCAACCTTTATGAAGAAGTACGTAGTCTTTATGAAGAAAACCTCTTAGAACTCACCGGAGTTGATTTAGAATTAATAAAAACAGATCTTGGTAAAACAGGTGTGTTTGAGGGTGAGGAAGTGTACTTAGATATTCCCTTTATTGAGAATGAAGAAGAATATCTTGTTGAAGCTAAGTATAGGGGTAGGAATGTGAAATTAAATAAACCTTTTAGAACACCTGGTGGACCTAAGAAATTTGCGGTCTATGTAAAAAATCCAAAATCAGGAAACATTAAAAAGGTAACTTTTGGAGACCCTAATCTAAGAGTTAGAAATAATAATAAATCGGCAGCAAAATCCTTTAGGGCGAGACATAACTGTAAAGACAAGAAAGACCGTACCAAGGCGGGTTATTGGAGTTGTAACATATCAAGATACCGAAAAGCATTAGGTATCAAATCTTCTAATCCTTGGTAGTATGAAATTACTTGATTTAGTATTGGAGTACTATGATAGTCCTCCTGATTATCCAGACCCTGATGGTTGGGGTTATTACAACGAAGAATACGATGACGTTGAAAATGAATTCAATTTAGTTTTTTTAGATTCACAGACAGGTATATTTGTTACTGAACATAAAACAACTAAGAAGAAATACCTTTCTCATACTGATGCAGTTGAAGACGAATTTTATACGTCAGACAAATATTTCGAATCAGATTATGATGAAGATGGTCCTTACACTTATGAAAGGTTTGATAAGGACAATATGGTACTTAGTAATGAGAGTTTGACCATGTATGCAACAATTTCATACATAAATGAGGATGTCGGAATAGACTTTGATCAGTGGGAGTCGGGTGTTGCACTTATAGAGTTAGGTAATATATTTTTAAGGGATGCGTTCCTACACGATAAACATTTATTTAGGAATATATTAAATCAATTTAATAAGTTGAAAATGAAAAATGAATAGTTATGGGTTTCAATAAAAAATTACCATTCAGAGAAATCTTATCATCAACCTACAGTGTTAGAACTTTCCCCTCAACCACCAAAGAAGAAGACCTTAAATGGCATTTTGATAATGAAGATAGGGAAATAACCTTTCTTCATAATACAGATTGGAAATTTCAAATGGACAATGAATTACCTATCGATATACATGAAGGTATGGTAGTTAATATTCCTGAAGGTGAGTATCATAGAATTATTAAAGGTACGGGTGATCTTAAAGTCAAAGTAAAGAAACTTAATAAAACTCGACTTCTACCCCACACTCAGAAAACAAAATAAGAGACCTTTCTTGTTGTTCTAACCACTTATCTTTATTCTTAGTGGTACAATTTTGTTTACATACTATTTTCTTAACCCCTGATTGTATTAATCCCCTCGCACAATCCATACAGGGTAATCCTGATGTGAGATATACTGTGGATTCTTTTAGTGAAACCCCTATCCTTGCGGCATTGTAGATTGCATTTCTTTCCGCGTGTTCAAACCAAAAATATTTCTCAGGCCTTTCCTGTCTTTCACTCAATTCGTCGTTTAAACCACGGGGAAATGAGTTATAACCCGTTGTTAATATCTCCTTGTCCTTTCCAACAATTACAGCACCTATCTTCGTATTATTATCCTTAGATTTCTCTTTTACTTGTTCTGCAATCGTAATAAAATATTCGTTCCATTCCATAATTTAACATAATACACATTCTTCATCCGGCATGATCCAAAGTAGAAAAATCATAAAGAGTATTGCCAAAATAGTTACTAATACTCTAACTGGTCTTGATTGTTTTTCTTTCCAACCTCTAAGTTTCATTCCCCACTTATAGGAGAATTCACCAGCCCAATCAAACAATCTACCTACCAAATCAAATGGTGGTACTTTCATAATTGTTGCGAAAAATATAAGAAATCCTTCAAATCCATATCCTTCTTGGGACATCATCCAAATAGATAGTACTAAAAAGTACCAACCTATATATTTTTGTAAGTGTTGTTTCATAATATAAAATATACGAAAAATATGGGTATAAAAAAAGGGGATCGAATCGACCCCCTTTCATCTCTATAAATTAGATAACTTTTAGAATAAATTATCTTAAAGTATCCAAGTTGAATGTTTGTAAACCTGCAACGTTGATTACACCAAAGTATCTGTTGTTGACCATTTTCTTAGCGTATCTGGTCATGATACCTTTGATTGGTGTAAAGTTGAATGGGTTGTACATTGTAGGTGTAAGTTGTAACGGTACGTATGGTGCGTAAATGTACCCTGCGTCCAATAACGACTTACCTTTGTGTCCTACTAATACTTTCCCTGCTGGGAAGTAAGGATCTCTATACACTTGATATCTACCTGCTAAAGTACCAACTTTCTCAATACCCATATTGTACTGATCTTGTTCTGCACCTGCGTTAGATACGTGGAAGTACTCTAAGTCATCGAATACTGCAGAAACTTCTGAAGAAACAACGATCCAGTTAGCACCACCTCTAAGTGTAGTTTTATGGATTTGAGCCGATAATTGGTTAATCTTAGTGATTAACGTTTGGTTCCAATCCTTTTGAGTGTAACCTTGTAAAGTAGCACCTGAAGTTCCACCATACTTCCACTCATTGTAGTCCCACTTCAAGTTCCAAGCTGCACCTTTTCTTAAGTCTCTTAAGATCTCTCTATCAACCTCAGCCGCGATTTGCTCAGATAACAATGCTGTTAACTCAGCTTCTGCGTCGATGTTGTGGAAAGCAGATACGTCTTGTGCCAATTCAGGAGACCAGCTAGCTCTTAATTTTCTTTCAGTTACAGAAACAGTTACTGACTCTAAGTCGAAAGAAACCTCACCGATCTCATCTTCGAATTCAAGTGAACTATATTGTCTGTATTTAAGAGCGAAGTCACTTGCAGGAATGTCAGCAGCTGCTGTTAAACCTGAGTAACCTGCTGATGCAGAATAAGACTCTAAGTCTACGTTTAAGAAGATAGTACCTTCTTCGTCACAGATGTCAGGGAATTTACCTGTAACACCTGTTCCTTTACCGCCGTACTCAACGATACCTTTTCCGTATTTCTGAGTTACTACGTTGAATGGTTTAGAAGAACCACCATAAATTACTTCTAATGAAGCTAAGAATTCTTCAGTATCCATTTCGTTACCGTTAGGTCCCGCAATTTTACCTTGTCCAGCTTTTGTGAAACCAGAGAATGCAAGAATTACACTTGATGCAGTAGCACCTGATGCAACAGCTGTAGCAACACCTGTAGCAACACCGTCAGCGAAAGTAACAGCTTCATGTGAAGTGATACCTGTGATTTCAGTAAAGTTCCCTTTTGAATAGTCGAAAAGACCTTCAGAAGCGTCATCACCTTCTTCATAGAATCTATCATATAAGTTTCTACCTCCGTAACCTTTGTCAGATGCGTCAGCGTTACCTGGCATTCCAAATGGTTCGTTATGACTGTTGTTTGCGTTTCTATCTTGGATGTTTGGTACAAAATAGAATAATTTACCGATTGGTAAGTTCATTGCTTGTACAGACACAATGTCGTTCGCTAACAATTTAGAGAATACTCTTCTAATGATTGGGAATACTACAGTCTCGAAAGATCCAGATGCATCTGAAACTGCAGCTTCGTTAATCAAATATGAAGCTTGGTTCTCATATAATTGGGCGATATTGTCTTTTTGGTGACCATCAAGTCCATCTAAGAACCCTAAGTCATCCCACTTTTTGATGGTATCTTCTTTGATAACTCTTAGGTGTTTTAACCCGATGTTACCAACCATACCACTTTCTAATAATGCTCCCATTTTAATTTGAGTTTTTTTGTGTTTATTTTATTATTTTAATTTTGACATCAAATCCTTCATTCTCTTGAATTGAGGACTTTCATACGCTTTTGTTTCTGAAAGTACTTCTTGAGATGAAGATGTTGTCGGGGTTGATGCGATCTTATCAACGACCGCTTCAGTAACATTTTTCTTAGAATCTAATTCACTCGCCATTGTTTTATAGGTTGATTTAGATTCAGTTAAAGAAGTGACTGAGTCAAATCTTTTCAAAATGTTTAATTTCTCTTGACGAGTTGTTGAGTGTTCAGTGAACAATCTCGTAGCGTATGCTAAATTTGCATTGAATACAGCAACTTCATTAAGTTTGTCTTTAAATAACACCAACGCTTTCTTGTACTCTGCGTTTTGTTTCTTTAAAGTTTCAACTTCTTCGTTGATTGCACCCGCTTTGTATTTAGTCTTAGACTTAATACCAGCTCTGTTAGCTCCACCTTTGTCACCATGGACATTAGATTTTGTTCTAGCCGCTTCGTCAACCTCTTCCTCATGAGACTCTTCCTCTTCAGAGACTTCTTCTTCAGATACCTCTTCTTCGGAAACTTCTTCGGATACCTCTTCTTCAGAAACTTCTTCTTCTGAGACCTCTTCTTCTGAGACCTCTTCTTCAGATACTTCTTCTTCTGAGACTTCCTCCTCGGAAACTTCTTCTTCAGATACGTCGTCTAATTCGATTTCATATACAGTTTCATCACCTTCAGAAACTTCTTCTTCCATATCTTCTTCAGATACTTCTTCGTTAGTTTCTTCAGACACTTCTTCGTCGTAGCCACCTTCGTGAGCTTCTTCGTCATGTCCTTCAGCGACTTCACCTTCTTCGTCATCTAATTTGATGATGTATTCGTCGTCTCCATCTTCGAGTTCAACGTTATCACCGTCTCTCTTCACAACAATTCCGTCTTCTGGTTTCATTGATTTGAATACCTTAAGAACTTCGTCGTCAGATGCGTCGGTCATATCAAGGACATCCTCATCATCCTCCATATCGTCTGCAGCTGGTAATTCTAAATCGTCTTCACCATCTATTGATAGTTCATCAGATTCTTCTTCACCACCTTCATCTTCTAAATCAGGATCTTCGTCGTCCGCTGGCTCGTCGTTTATCGAAGCTTCGTCATCATTTCCTTCCTCGTCATCAATTCCTTGTTCCGAGATTGGCATATCTTTTTCGTCTTCTGTAATAGGAGTTTCGTTACCCTCAACTACCTCTTCTTCCACTGTTTCTTTAAGCACTTCGTTTAGTTCTTCCTTCATAGTTGAAGCAAGTATACCTTTTGCGTTTGCTTTTACTGCCTCTTCAAGATCTTGTACTTGAAGCAATGCTTGTTCTAAAATGGATTTTTTGCTCATTTTTTTATTTTAAGTTTATTAATAAATATCTAATATTTTAGAAAAAATAACTTTTATGATATTCTAATCACAGAAAAATTAATTATCGAGATAAAAAACTATCCAACTTACCCATTAGTCTTGACATTCTTTCGTCGACTATTGGTTTTTCCTCGATTGATTCTTCATATTTTTCTCTGTCAGATGGGTCTTGGAATACATATGCACCAGGTGTCGATGGTGATGATACTAAATCAAAACACACCAATTCGAAGTCTTCCTGTACGATATTCTGACCCTTTTCTGATTTTAGTGATCCCACTCCTCTTGAAGAAATACCTAATGTTACCCCATTCATGAGTAACATGGCGGCTTGATCACCTTTTGTACTTACAATACCTGATTTTTTCCAACCCGGAGAAAGGAGTAATTTTATTTTCCCCATTAAAATTTTACCGTCCCACCATGTTTCTTCGATTGTATGAGAAACTCTATCTAAATCAATTAAGGATGATGATGGGTGATTGAGTTCATTTAGTGCAGAACCCTTACCTATAATATTTTGGTATTTATCTACTTCCCTCTTTAAAACTTTCTCAGGGTAGATTCTACCATTTTTATTTGGAGTGTCGAATTTTTGTAAAACAGCGTAAAGAACAATGTCTTCAGAAAAGTCAATACCTTTCATTTCTGATATAATGGATTTGTTTTCTTCAGGAGAAATAAATCCCGCATCATACTCTATGAGTATACCTTTACCCGTTTCTTTAGGACCTAATACTTTCATGTACCTATAGTTTTATTACTATAAATACATCGTAATCTAAGTTATTTTTTCTTTTTGTTGAAATTAAACAACATTTCATCATTTAAACACGTGTCAATTATTTCTTTTAAAAGAATATCCATGTGTCTTTTTAGTTCCTTATCTCTAATGTTAATTTGTTTTAAGGTATATAAAGTTATCTCTATATTCATAAAAGATCTCTTTTCCTTAGTGATTCCCTTAGTTCTGACATCTAAGTCCACAATAGACTCAGGTCTAAACAAATCATACCCCAACGTAAAAATTAATTTTTTGATTTTATTTCTTGCAGTTCTGACGATTCTCTCATAATCGTCACAAGATTCATGTGGTTCCAACCACGAGTTTAGAGAAAGATATATTGTTTTTAATTCTTTATGATTTATAGTACCATATCCAATTTTAACATCTTTGTAAATTCCTAATGGAATAAAACGACCTAATTTCATTTATATTTAACATATCACTACATTTATGGTGTATACTAAAATATAAACAAAAATATTTACAAAGACAAATTTTTCTAGTATATTTATTGATATTAAGAAAAATATGTTAATAGTAAAAGTAGATAAGGGTGGTGTTGAAAAAGCGATAAAAAAATTACGTTCTAAAGTAAGGAACACCAAACAAATAAAACAGTTAAGGGAACGACAGGAATTTACTAAACCCTCAGTCAAGAAAAGATTAAAGAAACAAAAGGCTATTTACATTCAAAAACTAAGGGATTTAGAAGACAAATAAAAAAAGGTGTCGATTGACACCTTTTTTGTTATGATAAACCTTCTAATAAATCTCCTATCCTATATAAATTATATTTGGTTGACTCCATTTCATGAACCTCTTGTTTGACCTGTTTGGCCTTTTGTTCAAATGAAGGGTCTTCTTTAATTAACTCTTCTAATTTTGTGTCAATTGACTCTCTAATTTCTTGGATCTTTTCCTCTACTTCAGATTGTTTCATTGTTGTAATTGACTTGAACTTAGATTTATCTTCTTCAGATAATGTTTTATCAAAACTAACATTAAAATTATTAACTAATACAGAGTTTAATAAATTCTCATTTACACCTTCTTTTACCTCAAGTGTGTCTTTTGTCTTTGATGTAGTTAAATGTTCCACCAATTCTTTTTTAGCTACAACTTTAGATGAAATATTACCTAGTTTATCAGGACATGATAAAACATCTAATGACTCATATAATGAGTTTTCATTTGAAGTAATATTTTCCAAGGATTCGTGTAGTGATTTTAATTCAGTACTAACCTCCTCGTGTTTACCTCTCAAAACTTTAGATAACTCTTCCACATATAATTGTGCGGTTTCCTTATCATCAAACGTCATTGTTTCGATATCCTCATAAAGTGAATACATTTCTTTTAAAGTTTCACTTTTCATAATTGGTTTGAAAAATTTATTCAAATTACCTTTAAATGATTCTTTACCATAAGACTCACTTAAAACTGTTAATATTCTATTTTTAATGTTTCCGAATGTTGCCATAGTTACTCTTGTATAATGTCTTTGAGTTTATTTTCTATTTCATAAATATTCTGTTGTGCCTTATCGACATCAAAAAGATCATCAAATTCTTTAGTGTCATCACCCAACATACCTAATATTTTACTTTTTTTCGTTTCACTTAGAGGTTCATCACCGGCAGAATCAGGTGGTGGTGGTGCGGAACCTCCGCCTGAACCAAGGTCCATTCCACCCATGTCACCTCCCTCAGCAGGTGCCATACTATCTTCCATCGCTTGTCTTTCTTCTTCAGGAATTCCATACTTCTTATCAACCTCATCAAACACACCCGTTCTCTTAATGATGTTTTGCGTAATACCTAATTCGGCACCAAGAGCTCTTTCAAGTCTTTGTTGTTGTAAATCAAGAATTACATCATTATCACTCATACCAAGAATATTCTTTTTAGCCCACGTATGTGACACAGGTTGAATACCAATCTGTGATTGGTCTGAAGTTGCATCTTTGTAAAGTGTAATTTTTTCTTTCCACTGTTCAATCTTTAATAAATCCGATTGTGCGGATGGGTTCGTTAGTGATAGAGTAAAATTGTTTAATTCATCTTCTAACCCTAAAAGATACAGGTGAACTAATGCAATTTTATTTAATTCCTGTATTAAAGATTTTTGAACTCTATTGATGGTTCTAGCAAAACGGATATCCATTAATGCCAAACTTTTACCTTCACCTACAATTTCTTCAAAACCTAAAAACGCCTTTGGTATTCTTAGAGCTGCGAGTAGTTTCTTCTGTATATATTCAATATCCGCAATTTCACCCAAGTTCTGTGCACCAGGTAATGTCTCGATAGGTGATGACTGAGATGGATCTCTTACAGGTATGAAATAATCTTGGTCAACTGCCATCTGATTATATCTCATATCCACTTGACCATTTCTTTGATCAACTATTTGATCTCTTTTAAACTTGTTGGCAACACGTTGTACATATGCTTCAATATCTTTATCATCCATGTTACCCACGAATACCTTGAATACTCTTCTTTCAGGTGCTCTTGAAGTTCTATAGATTAACATCGCATCTTCAGCAAGTAATAGTTGTTTCCAAATACGTCTAACCTTATCTAACATAGATGTTCCATAAGGTAGTTTTCTATCATCCCCCAGTAATCTAAAATGTGCGACTTCCCATGCTTGGAATTCCATATCCTTATTTTTCCAAGTAAATCTAAGTTCTCTACTTGGTAACTTTTCATTTCTTTCTGCCTTATGAACTTGTGATGCCGCACCTTCGTGTCTTTCGATTTCTATGTTTGGTAATTGTTGACAACCAATAACCCCTTTTGATGGATCTATTTTTAAATAAACGAAGTTGTCACCATACTTAGCGGTACCTCTACACCACATTTGTAGGTTTGTGTTGATATCAAGAATATCATAGAACAGACTTTCTAATATATTTTTAACTCTTTTTGATTCCGAATAGATTGTTAGTATCTGACCTTTTTCGGATAATGTTGTTGACTCTTCTGAATAGATATCTAAAGCGGCGGATATCTCAGGTGTAAATTCCATGGACTCATAATCGTAGTATGCCGCTAACCTATTTGGCTCATAATAAACTGATTGGTTATAGAGTGACTGGTCAAGTTTTGCCCATTTATCGGCAATATATTGACTCTGTTGCTGTTGCAACATCTCTCTTTCATAATCTTCCCTACTATCAGTCTTAAGTAACTGATCCCTATCAAATTTATATTGGGGTGGTGTTGGTCTTTCCGCTTGAAAACCAAAAACCTTAGTCAACCTTTGATATACTGTTAAATTTTGCTTCGCCATATTAATAAATATTACTCTTTATAATATAAGAAATTTTTTTGACATTTTAAACTACCTATACCCTTTTTTACTGAATAACCATCCGTACTCCTTATATTGATCAATTCCAACAGTATCTTTATTCAAACCGTGTGATGGTTGACCGTCCATAGACATAGAACCAATAGCGTCAAATGCGGTCCCATGAGAATAAAAAGATTTTTTAGTTTCATAGGTACGTTCAGATAACAACCAAGAATCTAACATAGCTTTATTAGCACTATCATTTCTTTTTAGTTGTGTGAAACATATATCACCCACATACATTGCGATCGCCATTGCCATAATTGCATCATCGTGTGCCCCTTTCATGTGGTTAGGTCGACCATTTATATAAACGAAAGTGTTTAATTCATTTAGTAATCTTGAAGATCTAACTACAAAACCATGTCTTAATTGTTCCTCAAAACTTGCAACAATTTGTGTCCTTTTATTGTTAAAGTTTATACCAGGTATTTTATCCTGAGTTTTTTTATTGTACTGCCAAATATTGTTTGAGGTTACTCCATCAATATACTGATCTTTATAACCCATTTCCTGTAATTTACGTGATGTTGCAATTCCCATACCTCCCGTAATATCTGTTGCAACAAACGCTTTGTATAGTGTTCCCCATTTGTAAACAATAGAGGCTAAATCATCGGGTGGAATTTTACCAACATATTCCGCGACTTGTTCCCCTTCATCAAAATCAATTACACATATCGAAGACGCATCCGCACTATCACCTCTTGAAACATCAACTCCCATGATATATCTATGACCCTCAACAGGTTCTTTCCATAACCACATAGTACCCTGCATATATTTTTCAATCGGGTCTTTAATCATGGTCTTTCTTATTCTATCTTGTACACTGTTAGGGATAACACCGTCACCAGAACCGAGGAAGTCACACTCCAATTCCTGTGCGATCTTTCTTTTATCATATTTGAATTTCTTTGCCATATTCTCAAACCAATGAGAATAGGGTTTGTATCCTTGTTCGAGTAATTCCTCATAACCTTCCCAACCTTGTTCTAATATTATCTCATCATCATTGTATTGTTCTCTATTCAACATATAATGGATAATATCTTCAACTTTAATCCATTTTAGATCACCAGCATATCTTGGGTCTTTAAACCATCTTAAATCGGTTACTTTAAAATCATTCATTCCTCTTAATGCTTGATCATAAACACCGTAGTATATTGGATCATAACCGTTAGGTGTTGAGATAAGAATTACTTTACCACCTGTTGAAAGTGATGCCATACATGCCGCCCAAAAATCTTCACCCGCTTCAATATATGCCGCCTCATCAAACACAAGAACTGTGGGTGTATAACCACGCAATGCATCCGCAGATGTTGCAACGGCTTTTACCTCACAACCATTGTTCATTCGATACCTACTTTCAGAGTTTTTATCCGCTGAGAAACCAACATTAATCCATTCGGGCCACTGATCTAAAAATCCACGAATCTTATTTGCCATTTCAATTGCGGTATCCCTTTTGTTCGCAATGATTAGTATTCTTTCAGGATTGTCAGGACTTGCAGTCTGAATTTTTTTTGATAACCACGCCGCAGTTACAGTGGATACCCCCGCCTGTCTATACTTACGAGTGATATTTTCATTATAGTTATCATAATCATTAATCAATTGAATTTGATCAGGGAATAACTCTAATGGAACATATTTTTTTTGTGTGTTGTCGTATGTTGTTAGATATGTTTTAAGGGCATACGGAGTATCCTTCATTATCTTGGCGTACTCTTTCAACTGTAATAATTTCTGTTTGTCCATATCCTATAAATACAAAAAAAGTGGTCTTTTAACCACTTTTGATTTTTTATACGGTTGGTGTGTCGTCGTCGTCAGGTGATAGATTAATACCTAAAGATCCTAATAACCCACTTAACCCATCATCTTCATCATCACCATACTCTCTGTCGTACTCATCTTCTTCGTAGTCCTCAGTTTTGATATCATCAATAATTTGATTTACCATTTTACTTACAATCTCTTTACCGAGTTCAGAACCTCTTAAAATTTCTTTAGCCACTTTAAAAAATTCATTGACATCTAACTGAGTGAATCTCGATATTAAATAGTTCTGTAAATGTTTATACTCATCTTCAGCTAACTTATCTGGGTAGGACTCTCTAAATTTCTCCCAAATTACGGGACCTAATCTCAAATCCCATATTTCACCTGCTAATGTATCTGTTTTATCGGTCACCATTTTTTCGGATCTTGGGTCTTCAGGAAGTCCTTTGTTTGTGATAGACTCCATAACACCTTTAATTAATTCATGTACCAAAACAGGAAAAACTAATCCCCTTGCCTTAATTGTTGGTGGATCAGTTTCGGCATCTAATTCTTGTTTACCTGCCATAGGACTATTACCTCCCTGTAATTGACCCATAATCATTTCATCATCAAATAACCAATAACCAATATCGGCCATTGACATTACAACACCATATTTCGTCACAATGTTAGGATCTCTTTCAGATAATTCATCAGCAACTAATTCGAACATATAGTGACCTTTATTTGAAGCACCTTGGATCATGGCATTTATAAATCTTCTTTTCGCCACTTCCGCATCGAATTTTTCAAATGAGGTCATAAAGTTTTCAATATCTTCCTCAGCCTCTTCAGGAGAAACACCAAACTGTTGTTCAATCTCTTCTTCGGATGGATCTTCACCCTGCATTTTCATACCCCCCAAATCCATATCCTCCATACCTACAAGTTTTGCATCAAATTGGAAAGTTCCTTCAGGAACGGACATTTCTTTTTTAACAAGTTCAACCGCTAAATTTTCTAAATACTCCTTGTTTTGACTTTCAAATGACCCAATTTCTCTTAGTGTTCTTTGAACTAATTGTACTAAACCGAACAAATTATCGGTTACATTACCTTCCATTCCCGTATATCTCTTTAGTTTAGTTACGATATCTTTAAATCTTTTTGAGGCAATTAACTCTTCAAAATTTGAAGGTACCCCATCAGGTACCTCATTTGGTATTGCGGGATTATCTTTAAAGTCGGTATCTCTTCTTGCTAGTTTATCCTCAATACCAGATTTCATTCTATCAGGAAGATCCCCATAATCAATAGGTGCTTCTTTTAACTTACGAATGTTTTCTAAAAGTTCTTTTTTACTAATCATTCCGCCGCTTGTTTAAAATCTAAACCTAATGATTTAAAGGTTAACTCCTTTGGTAACTCCGCCTTAGGTCTCGGACTACGTCTTGGTTCAAACGGATTTTCTCTTTTGGGTTTGTCAGGTTTTGTGGTTGGTTTCTCCCTAACAGGTGTATCGGTATCAGGTTTAGAGGGTGATGGTTGTTGTTCATCAACATTAAACATACTTTGAGCGGCTACTAATCTATCAGCACTATCACTTAAAGAACCAATCATTTCATAAATTTCCTCTTTTGTTGTGACTTCACCATGATAGTTTTTAGTTACAACTGATTCGACCCACTCATTCATTTCTTTTTTGGGTTTTTTACCCGCTTTCTTCATTGCTATCGCAATTGCGGCTTGTTGTGCTGCCGAGGACGATTCTTCTACATCCTCATCTTCCTCAGTCACCTCAATTGTATCATCATCACTGACTTTGTCTTTAATTTGATCTACTTTATCTGCAGATACCTTATAAACCGCTTCAGATAGAATTCTATCAGATAATTCTTGTAACTGTTTGTCAGTTAAGTTAGAAAGGAATTTTTCACTTAAACCCTCACTAATTAATTTCTTTACTATATCTTTTCTTTTCATACCCCTGTATCGAATTTCAGTTCTTCTTTTATGAGTCTAAAACCTCTCGACTCTATTTTTTTATTTACAGATTCAATCGTTTCTGCAAACGAAAAAGTAAGTCTTTCGAACTCACTCTCATAATCAAATTTTTCCCAACCTAATGATATAACACCATCAACAGCATCTATGATACCAAAGTAGTCCGACTTCTGTACAAGATCTAATTCAATATCACTATTCTTCAAAACACCCACTAAAGAAATATATTCTAAATCAGGTGATAATGGTTCTGTGTATGTAGATGCGGGGATATGATACCATTCTTCTATATCAAATTCAGTTTGATCACTGAAAATAAATTCATATTGTTTCTGACCTTTATAATCAGAACCAATTTCGTTGATATAGATTAGTCTCATCTTACTTAAAATATTTACTCAAAGTTTCACCAACGTGTTTGTTGATTTCACCCTTGAGTTCTTCTAAGTCGATTTCTTCTATAGCTTCTTCTTCAGGAATTTCTTCCTCACGTTGTACACTTAAATCCGCTAAGTCTTCAATTGATTTTTCTTCTAATTCTTCGGATGAGTCTTCATCAACAGTATCACCAACAAAACTCTCTAATTTTGCCATTATTTCATCGATCTCACCATCTACTTCTTCATCGCCCATTTCAGGTTCTTCAGCAGGAACGTCACCAATTTCATCATCCATTGATGGGTCATCAAAAGACTCCTCATCTTTAGGTTCGAATTTTTCAGCGATGTCTTCTCTATCCTCTTCATCAAGTGCGTCAAGGTCGACGGCAGATATAACCATATTTAAAACATATTTTATATCATCACTCATCATCTTTTCTTTCACGTCTCTGAGTGCTTGTCCTAACTTACCTGAGAATTTTTGAACCTCAGCCATATAGTCTGATCTTTTACCTTCCTCACCTTCATCACCTATTTCAGGTTCTTCAGCAGGAACGTCACCAATAGCGTTATCTTCAGGAGGTAAGTCATCAACAGGTGCATCGTCTACAGGTAAATCATCTACAGGTTCTGCAGGTACATCTTCCACTGGTGCCTCATCAGCAACAGGTTCTGAAGATTTAGTTTTTAAAACATATTTTTTTGCTTCCTGTAGTGATTCCTGTCCACTAATTAATTCTAATCTTTTTAGTGCTTCGGAATACGATGAAAACTTATTTTTATTTTTCATGAAAATACCACCGATATAATCTAAAGAACTTTCATTGAGTCCTTTCTTTACGTAGTACCCATCTTTTTCTTTTACAATACCATAAGTACCGTTTGTAGATTCTTTTATATACTCAACGTTAGATGATTCATTAATTGTTTGTTTAGGAGTTCTACCATAGTTGGCAATCTCCATGATTCTTTTTAATTTTTCATCACCTTGTAGTCTTTCACTACCCAATGGTTTAAGATCTGACATATTAATATATTTGTTAATAACTTATTCTTATACTATAAATACAACAATATCAAGAAAAAAATATCGTTTACTGTTGTGTTATAGATAATTTATTGTCTGCATTGTGTGTCTGTATGTCCAATAACTTCTTTATATAACCGTTTCTTCTTAATAGTTTGAACGCCAAATTTTCGTAAGAATACTCACCCCCACTATCCAGACCACTCTGTCTAAACTTTTTTAATTTTATTTTTAATGATTTAATTTCCTCAGTTACGTCCTCACCCTTATCAAACCTACTCTTGATATCATCAATATCATCTTCAAAATTTGATGCTTTTTTTATGATTAAATCTTTATTAATTGATTGGATTGTTTTTTCAGGAACAACTAACCAACTATCATTCAATACGGAGTACAATCCCGACGCGTGATGTTTTTCTTTTACGTCTTGTACATAAATTTCACAGTCAAACCCTTTTATAGTGATTTCGTGTTGTCTGTTCCACAAACTTCTTTTACTATCAAAAAATCCTTTTAGTAGATCTAAATTATAATCAGTCTCATCATAATCTATCAAAATGTGTAAATCAACATCAGAATATTTTGACCAATTATAATTTGCTAAAGAACCTGTTAAAACGACATCATGGATGAAAAATTCAATATCTAAATAATCCATGAACTTTTCGGTCACTTCCATTAAACGATCTCTTATCTGATCGTGCATAAAAAATTCACCACCCTCCTCTTTAAAAATATCGGAACACAGTGAATCTTTAACCTCAAAGGATTTTACAATTTCTTGGTTGTTTCCTAATTCTTCAATTAACTCATCAACAATTTGACTGTTTTTCATTTCAATTTCTTGTACTCGTAGGTCTTTGAAATATTCAAATTAAAAAACCTACCTTGAGATTCCGCCATTCTAAGTTTTGTAAACTTTTCCCACGGAACCTTATAATACTCATAAACACCACCACTTTTAAAAGTGACTTGTAATGTTTCGTCTTCAGTATTATAAGACGCAGACTTCAAATTCGACGATTGAATTTCAACAAGAATCTCCTTGCCGTTGATTTTCTCAGATGTTATTGCCATAATAATTTATTTTATGTATAATATAACAATTAATCAAAACAAAATCAAGTCTGTCTGATGTACTTAATAAATATCATAGAAAAAATAAACCCCCAAATTGGGGGTTTTATTTAACCAATTGAAATGGTTCGTTGTGAGTTCTTCTTTTTTGTTTTTGGAATGGATATTTTTAATATACCATTTTGAACCTTTGCCGATATTTTCTTATCGTTCACATCTTCAGGTAAAGTGTAAGTCCTCTCGAATGAATCAATAAAAGTTTTCTCGTTATCGGATTTGGTGTAGGTGATCTTTAGTAAGTCCTCCTCAACAATAATGTTAATATCATTTTTGGTAAGACCTGGTACAATGAAATCTAAAGTATATTCATTCTCATCTTGTTTTTTGTACACATTAACATAACCACTCTGTGTCTTATCTGTTCTTGAATCAAAGAACTCATCCACAAACTTTACAAATGGATCATTTCTAAATAAAATCATAGTTTTTAAATTTTAATTTTTTATTTATTATGTTAATTACAAAATGAGTACCAACGTCTCATTTGAGACATTATGTCACAAATATAACCATTATATGTGACACATTGTCAAACTTGATTTTTGGTATAATTTTGTTTATCTTTATGTAAAACAAATAAAGTATGTCTGTAGAATTTTTTGAGGAGGGTACCCAACCCCAAAGTAAGAGAGGAAAGAAGGGGAGTAAAACTCCTGTTCTTGATAATTTTTCGAGAGATCTCACAACTATCGCGGCTGAAGGTGGTATCGACCCGATTATCGGAAGGGATAAAGAAGTACTTCGAATTGCCCAAATTTTATCGAGAAAGAAGAAGAACAATGTCGTTATTGTTGGTGATGCGGGTGTTGGTAAATCGGCGTTAGTTGAAAAACTCGCCTTGTTAATTAGTGAAGGAAATTGTCCAACTAATTTACTTGATAAAAGAATTATGTCATTGGACTTGACATCCTTAGTTGCGGGTACCAAATACAGAGGTCAGTTTGAGGAAAGGATTAAAGTTATTTTAAACGAATTACAAGACGCACCGAATGTGATAATTTTCATAGATGAGATTCATACTATGGTAGGTGCAGGAAATGCGTCTGGTTCTATGGACGCTGCGAATATATTAAAACCCGCCCTTGCAAGAGGTGAGATACAATGTATTGGGGCAACAACTTTTGATGAATACAAAAAGAATATTGAGAAAGATGCTGCACTTGTAAGAAGATTCCAAAAGATTATTCTACAAGAACCAACAATATCAGAAACTAAAGACATCTTAAAAAATTTAAAAGAATCTTATGAAGATTTTCACAGAGTAGAATACAAAGAAGATGTAATTGAAACTATTGTGAACCTTTCTAAAAAGTATATTACAGATAAACAATTTCCCGATAAAGCGATCGATATATTGGATGAGTTAGGTTCTGAGAAAAAGATCAACGTTAAAATTCCTGATATTATTGAAAAACTAAGAAAGGAATCTGAAAACGTCAAAGTTAGAAAGTTAGAGGTTGTAAAAACTCAAGACTATGAGAAGGCGGCGCAACTTAGAGACGAAGAAAGAAAAATTCTAAAAAAGTTAGATAACGAAAAAGGTAAGTGGAATCAGGAACAAAAGGAAAATAAAAAACCTGTATATGTTGATGATGTGTATAACATGATAACAAACATGACGGGTGTTCCCATAAACAAATTAGATACAAAAGAGACAAAATCTTTACTATCGTTAGAGAAAACCATATCTAAAAACGTGATCGGTCAAGATGAGGCAGTTTCAATCATCTCTAAATCTATAAGAAGAAATAGAGTTGGTGTTAGAGGTGTAAACAAACCAATTGGATCTTTTATGTTTTTAGGTTCTACGGGGGTTGGTAAAACACACTTAGCAAAGACTTTGGCTAATACTCTATTTGGTGATCCTGAAAAAATAATTAGGGTGGACATGAGTGAGTTTATGGAGAAACATAATGTATCCAAACTTATTGGATCCCCACCAGGATATGTTGGGTATGATGAAGGGGGACAACTCACCGAAAAAATAAAAAATAACCCATTCTCAGTAGTGTTATTCGATGAAGTTGAGAAGGCACATAAGGACGTGTTTAATATATTACTCCAAATTCTTGATGAGGGTCATCTAACAGATTCCTTTGGTAGAAAAGTAAATTTTACGAATACACTGATTATCATGACATCCAATGTCGGAGCGAAAAAAGTTTCAGATTTTGGTGCGGGTGTTGGGTTCACTGATGGAACTAATAGAGATAAAGTAAAGGATTCTATTATACAGAAGGCATTAAAACAACAGTTCTCACCTGAATTCTTAAATCGAATTGATGATATTATAGTCTTTAATAAATTAGATAAGAAGTCACTTAAAAAAATCGTAAGTATAGAATTATCAAAACTAAACGATCGACTAAAAGATAGTGGTTATAAGATTACTTTCGATAATACAATCGTAAATGAAATATTAGAGAAGAACTCTGAAGAAGATTATGGTGCAAGACCAATAAAAAGAATAATTCAGAATTTGTGTGAAGATTTTATCAGTGATAGTATTTTAACTGGAGATATAAACGAAGAAAGTGACGTTATATTAAAAATAAATGAGGGAAAAATGGAAATTTCCAAAAATATTCCCCTCATTTAATTAAAATCTGAACTTTTTTAAAAAATATATATATTTATACATCAAAGGTTCTCTTTGCCGATTACCTTTTCGTTTTTTCTCGTTAAATTATTGGTGTTGAAACCAATATAGACCTAAAACCCCAGCAACCTGTTGGGGTTTTTTATTACAAACTAAGTAACATATCAATAAGTTCCTTTTGTGGGAACATATCAACTTTGTCTTTTCTTGTGTTTGTGTGTGTCCATAGTCCTTTTATTTTACCATAGTACGCATCCTCATTAAATTCAAATGCCGAAACACCTATTTTTCTAATAGATTCAGGTAAACCTTTACGAACATCTATCGAATCCCTCTCAGCGATGTATAATATCCATTTTCTTAACGATTCAATCTGAGAATCAGAATAACGGTGCCAAGTTTTATGACCTCTAAATTCTTGATCAAGAGTTACTAATTGACTTTCATGTACTCTAGTACCAGCATATGTTTTACCATCTTTTACCCAACCGAAGTTACATACTTCAATACCAACAGAATGGGTGTGCATATGTTGTGAACCATTTTTACCTAAATGCCAACCATATCCACCCTCAGGTATACACTGCACCATTTCTCCATCATATTTGTCATCATTTCCCTTAACTGAAGGACCACCTAAAACAAATTCAGTTGCAACCGCACCTCTACTATCTCTCGCCCATTGATCTATACAATTATATGGATTGTGCCACCCCGCTGTGTGATGTAAAAAAACATACTCTTTGTCTGTGGGACCTTCTTTGTATTCACCAACAGGTAAGAAATGTCTATTTATGACCAATCCATTCTCCGTAACATAAGTTTTCTCTGAATTATCTGTTGTGGCTAGACCCATAGTGTCCCATGTAGATGGACCTACTATTCCGTCCACGTCAAGTCCATTCAATTTTTGGAATTCTTTTACTGCCTCAGCCGTACCAGGTCCAAAAATACCATCAGCACCTATTCCAAGAAATTCTTGAAGTTCTTTAACTTCTTTTCCTCTTGATCCTACTTTTAATAACATAATTTTTTTATTTACTCTTTTTTACCAAAGATTTTTCCTACCTCGGCAATCCCAAATGATCCGAGTGTTATTACTACAAATGAATTATAGATAAATTCTTGTATTACTAAGTCTTTACCTACAAATCCTGTAATGATATCTGCCGCTGCGAATACCACCATAATTGCGAACGACGCAAAACCAACTACTGATTTTTCATTAATGTCGTTCTCATCTTTAAAAATGTCTTTAAATGCCATAATTTCAATTTTTTACTTTTTATAAACCTTTTGTGGTTCTTATATAAATAGTTTGTTATACGAATGATTACCATTTGATTATTGTAAAATTTTTCTGTATTATTTATATTGCATGGTCAAAAGAATTAAGGAATACTTGATTATTAAAACGATAAGACTTTGGTTCCCAATTAAAAAAGTGAGGTTATGGAGAATCATTTAATGAGTAATAGGAGAGAAATATTGGTATTTACGTTTGTAATATTGGCGATAATACTAAGGTTATTACCTCATCCACCTAACTTCACCCCATTGACCTCACTATCTTTGTTCGGTGGTGTGATGTTCAAGAATAAATGGGTTGGTATGTCATTACCAATAGTAGTAATGTTTACATCTGATATAGTTTTAGGTTTTTATAGTATTTCCTTTTGGGTCTATGGATCCTTTATTTTGATAAGTTTCATGGGTACTATGTGGAAAAAAATGGATCTAAAAAATATTGTGTTATCAACACTGATCTTTTTTATTATCACGAATTTAGGGGTATGGATAATGGGTTACCCATTAACAGTAAATGGTTTAATTATGTGTTATACATTGGCACTCCCATTTTTGTTGAACTCATTGTTAGGTGACTTATTTTTTGGATATTTACTTAAATGGACGTTTAAGTTTTTTGAAAGGAAACTAATGCTCGGTTCGTCTATCGGTTAGGACTTCAGGTTTTCATCCTGGCAAGAGGGGTTCGATTCCCCTACCGAGTACAACTATTGTTCTTTGACATAATTAAAATTTAAAATTTAAAAACATGGAAAATTTAGAATTTATTTTAGGTGCGCTCAGTATGATCGGTTTGTTCGGATTAGGATATGCTGTTATGGGTGTATTTAAGGTCACAAAACGTTCCGATGGTTTCGATGAAGCTATCAATGGAATATTCCACGATTTGGAAGATAAGTACAAGGAACTTCACCTTCGAATAGACGGTGAAATAGATAGAGTAGATAAACTACACGATGATAATGTTCGATACACTGATCAATTATCTCAGGAATTGTATCGTTACATCGATAGTAGGTTTGATAAATTTGAAAATCGATTGAAAAAAATCGATAAAGATGGGTGTGAACCCGTTAAAAAATCTAAACAACTCTTGACTGATTAGTCAAAATAAACGTTAAAGAACAATAGTAAACCCCACAGAAATGTGGGGTTTTTTTATTTATATGGGGTAGGGGGGTTGATTTTCAATTATTTGTTTCTTAAATTTATCCCATGCCTCGGTGGTGGAATTGGTAGACACGCCGGACTTAAAATCCTGTGGACAGTAATGTCCGTGCCGGTTCGACCCCGGCCCGAGGTACAACCGCACCCGTAGCTCAATTGGATAGAGCATCTGCCTTCTAAGCAGACGGTTATAGGTTCGAGTCCTATCGGGTGTACTAAATTTTTTAAATATGAATTACACAAATAGATACGGAGATGAATACACTTTTTTACTAAACGAAAATGGTAACATTCAGTGGAGTGGTAATTTTGAACATTCACGCTGTGGGTTTGATAATGTGTATAATGATGCATACAATGAATTTAAGAAAGATGGTGGTACACTTTCTATAGAAGAGTTCATTAAGGAAGTTCACCACTACGATGAGGAAACTCATAAACCATCAAAAATTGCGAAAACCTATGGTAATTATGTCTATTCTGATTGGGATACAATTACTATGGTAGATCCTTCAGGAGGTCCTTATATTAGTAAAGGAATGGATATGAAATATTACGGATTTGACGGTAAAATTGTTACCAGTTTTACACCCAATAATGATGGATACGAGATAGTTGTAGAAAAATGAAAGCAATATTAGAGTTTAATTTACCTGAAGACAAACAAGAGTTCAACCTTGCAACTAAAGCGTCTGATTGGTGGTATGTCTGTTGGCAAATGGATCAATACCTTCGTAAAAGACTTAAGTACGATAACGGTATCACTGAAGAACAACGTGAGGTGTATGAAGATACGAGAGGTGAACTTTGGAGAATGATGAATGAGAGTGGTGTAAGTTTAGATGATGCAGGATAATAACGTCGGACTCTTAGCTCAGTTGGTCAGAGCACCGCACTCATAATGCGATGGTCGGGGGTTCAAGTCCCTCAGGGTCCACAAAATAAAATCCACATATTTATGGAAAGTATGAGTTTAAAAAAGAAAGTTTTGGAAAAAATTGTTAAACTGAAGTTTGAAAAGCAAACACAGGAGATAAAAAAACAAATCCAAAAATTACAACAATCATTAAGTGATTTTACAAATGGGTCTAACGAGTAGTGACTTATTGGAAGAGTTATTTTATGAAGCACATCGATTAGGTGTTGCGGATGAATTAAGGGATAATGTCTCCAAGAGACACACTAAACCTACCCCCACCGCATACGACATGTTACCACTGTACGAAGAAGAATTTCTACAAATCAAAAAAAGGCTTGATAATAAATAATAAAAAGTTTATATTTTATATGTAACACCTTTTATTGAGAAATAAATCTCTATAATTGGTAACTTAAGTTCGAAAAGAGAGGTCGGTTAATTCCGACCTTTCATTTATATAAATCGTTATGAGTACAATTACTGTCGTTTGTTCAACACGTAAAATTGAGGATGAATATGTTAAACATGTGAGGAAATTCTTTTCTCACCCTAAAAACGAATACTTCTTCGTGGAAAATAATGGTGATAGATCTTTGACTGAAGTTTACAATGAGTATTTAGAGAAATCGTCTAATGATATCGTTGTTTTTATACATGATGACCTTGAGTTCGAAACTAAAAACCTCACACCCAAAATAATAAAACTGTTTGAACGTAATCCTGAGTATGGTATTTTAGGTTTAGCGGGTTCTAATAACCTCTTATCAGGACAGTGGTGGCAAGATAGGGATTCAATGCAAGGTCAAGTAGGTCATATTAATGGTAGTAAAAGATATATGTCAAAGTACTCAAATTCTTTTGGTGATAAAATTAAAGAAGTAATTGTTATCGATGGGTTATTTATGATGGTCCACAAAAAAAGAATTAAGAAAACTTTTGATGAACAATTTAAAGGTTTCCATTTTTATGATCTTCCGATTTGTCTACTTAATTATTTAGAGGGAGTGAAAGTAGGTGTTACAACAAGAATTAAACTTTACCACAAATCCATCGGTGAGGTTGATAAGAAATGGGCGAAGAACAAATTGTTTTTTGAAGCTTTATATGAAAAGCACCTCCCATTAAAGGTTTGACAAAAACCATAATTTTATCTATATTTATTAAGTAAAATAAACATTATGAAAAAAGTTATTGCATTTTTTAAAAGATTATTCGGTATTAAGGATGAGGTACCTACACCCGTAGTTACTCCAAAACCAAAACCGAAAAGAAAACCAAGACCAAAGAAACCTTCAGGTACGGGAACTCCCCATTATTATAATGATAAATGGAATCAAGTTGATAAATCCCCTGTCAGAAGAAAACCAAAAAAAGGTGGGTCTAACGATTCCCTTAAAGAAGTTAAGTAATTAACATGGGGGTGACTTGGAATTGATTGGCGTAGTCAATTATAGCAGGGCACGTAGTGAGATATTTCCTATCACTTAAATCTATGGAGATAATTTTTAAACGGAAACGTTTATTCACAGATGGAATTAATGGGTCTTGTATCTGTTGATTCTAAAGTAGCGGTAGCCTAAGGAAACCTCTACAACGGGTCGGGACATATAACCTAGGAACAGAAGTCTTACAAAGGTGGAGAAACGACTGAATCGGAAATCGAGTCGTACATCTATTGGTGATGGAGGATGTAAAAATTCAATCACATATTTCGGAATATTGAGAATCGATATTGTCCTAAACGTGTAGTCCTTTATGGTTGGGACGAGCAAGACGAGGGTTCGAAACCCTCCACCTCCACCAATAGGGATCTTCGGATCCCTTTTTTATTATCAATATGAAATTACCAATAGTAGTAGTATACAGAACAATCTATAGAAAGAAAGAGAAACTACATCTCGAGGTATTTCATGGTGTGTATGTCGATGATCTTATAGATACCAATAAACGAAAACCTTTAATCCCTAAAGATGCCGACATATTAGAGATAGGTGTTGGGACCTCATTTGAGGAGAAATATTTGAAAAAATATAAAATGGAAAAGAGTGTGAAGGGTGAGAATACAAACGATAAAATACTGAAAGAATTAAAAAAGGTTGTAAACGAACAAAGAGGTCGTTGACCCCTTTGCCGAGATAAAAATTACACTCTCCTTTCGTTATTTTTCGTTTATCAAACAGTACCGACCAAAGTATTGTTCTCATACATATAAATACTTTATAAGCATAAAATAACCCTCATTTAGAGGGTTAATTTTTGTTATTTTTTCGTAAGTTTTTTTACTTATTTATCTGCGACTTGTTTGTAGGCTTTTGGTATCACGTCACACACAACCTCAGCCATTTTCTCACCAAAATCAGATGCTCTAAAGTATTCAAATACCGCATTTCTGAACAGCGGTCCCGCATAACTATCTTTTTCAATATCATACATCATGTACTTAGCAATACCTTCTGTCATTGCATCCATCACGGGTGCACCATATTGTTTACAATTATTACCACCTCTGAACATTGCAATTAAGTATCTTAGGTCTAAATCCGCTAAAGAAGATGCAAATGCTTGTGAGAGTCTATTTTTAAAACCTAATAAACTCAAACCATACGTGATTAAATATTCCCTAACTCGTGAAGTAATACCTGAACTAACCTTAGAAGTAAAATCCCCTACACCAGGGTTTATCCCTTCCTTAGACGATGATTGATCTTGTCCAGGTTTAAGGAATTTATTAAGAAACTCTCCAACACCTTCACCAATATGACTATCAATTTCTTCGTCACTTTTACCCTTGTCTTGTAAATCAGCTAATGCGTCCGCAATTTTGTTAAACTTATCTGTGTCCGACATTTCTTCATTCTCAACAATTAAGTTTAGTTTGGTATCGATCTCATACCTTTCATTTAATGTTGATCTAACTATGTTATTAATGTTATCCATTTTTTCTTTTTTAAGTGTTTGCGTTAGAGAAATCTACGAAACTATTATTATCATCAATTTTGTTCATACGAGCCCAATTACGTGCAACTCGTCTAGCGTCTCTTGAATCTGCTACCCAAACATATTCAGTCTTTCTACCCTTTCTCCTATCATAACTATAGTTAATGTGACTCATATGTTTATTAATTATACTTAATTGGTCTTCAGATAGATCGGCTCTTACATCAATAACGAATCTACCGTTTTTAAACCTCATATATTTTGTCAGAATTTCAGATATCGTTAAACCACCTACAGTCATGTTTTTCAAATTTTCAAGAGCTTCTTTTCCATTCTTCTGTAACATCGCTTCCGTATCCAACTTAACTATTGGTTTTTTCTCAATATTTGTTACTGGCTTAACTGTTTCTCTTTCCTTATCATCTTTAGATGATTTTTTTACAGGAACAACCTCACTATCACCACTCGATTTTTTTCCACAATTATCCATCATTGTGTCATATACTTTCTTAGTGATTTTTGCGTCATCCTTATCATTATCAGCAAATATATTTTGATCTAACATTGCCTTTTTAGTTATAGGACCATAATAACCATCAACCTTTAAATTTGCGGTTGGGTTAAGACATCTCTGAATATTCTTAATCTTATCACTGATACAACCAACTGACATTGGGAAATCATCACATGGTTTGTATTTAGTACTACCACCTGATCCTCCTGATTTATTGTCATCCCATATAACTGTTAAGTGTGAAGTATTGGTTCTTCCCGAACCTTCCTTATCAGATTGTGTTCCCTCAGTATCTTTAGAAGGTTTACCTATAATTTGTAAAAATTCTTTTTTAGCTTCAATACCCTCAAAATCCAAATTGGTTAAATTCTCTACGTGGTCAGCCAATTCCTTACGTTTGATTTTTGGGTAATTACTAACAATAACTTTAACCGCATCTACTCCTTTATATGTCTTACCAACAACACTTTTTAAAGCTCTAAGTGCGTCCTTCATATCAGTACTATCACCATCCAAGAAATCACCACTTAATTGGTCATCCAATTCATCAATAACTCTACTTATTTCTCTCGCACTTAAATCACTGGTTGACACAGTCTCAGATTGTTCGTTAAGTTCTTTGATTGCGGTTTGGTTACATTCCCATTTACCTGTATCACCATTTTTGGTCGATACTCTGTAATCACTATAGAATTGTATCCAACCACCTGTCTTCTTACCTGCAAACTCATCCATATCTACTCTGACAAAAACACCTTCATCGTCATTACCTGCAGTTGCGTTATTCTTACCTTCTAATGCATCTACAATACATTTTTTCCAATCCTTAACTGAATCGGGTACATCGTTTGGATCAATATCATCTAAATCAGGTAGATCGTCAATTCCTAATGCCGCCTGTATCATATCATAAAAGACATATCCTACAAAACCTAATGCCAATAAAGATGTAATACCGATCCCTTTAGCACCTAATTTAGTAAATTTCCAAATTCGAGATGTTGTTTTTACAGTCTCAGGAGTAACTTTAATTTTTGGGGAATTCTTACCCCCCTTAAATATTCTTCCAAAAGTCTTATCCCATACTTTCCTACCCCCCGCAGCAATGGCTGAAACACCCTTTTCACTTGCGGTTGCCGCTGTTTTCGCGTCTTGACCAACTGATTTAACACCCCCCTCAACACCTTGAGCCGCGGCCTTAGATGACCGAGCAGATATTTGAGCATCTTTAAATGCGAGTTTCGCATCTTTTGAGGTTGCATCTACAATTTCTTTTACTTTGGTTTTAGTAAGTGCCTTCTCCCCCGCTTTAGTTGCGTTGTGTAATCTTATAATCGCAAGTTCTTTCGACGCGAGTTTAAGACTTTCAGGTAGTTGATTACCGAGTGCCTCCAATGTTGCAAGATCTGCATTTTTTACAAAATTCTTTGATTTTGTTTTGAGACTGTTAAGTGCCTGTTGTTCAGTTCTCTTAAGTGCCCCTAAAACAATTTTTGTACCCGCTTCACCTTCGAGTTTAAATACCATTTTAAGTTTATCTATATACTTAGAATGTTTTAACCCTTTTGCAATTGTAACTGGTTGCTCATTGGTTTGTATTTCATCTTCAAATAGAAGATTTATCATCGATAAATTATTACTCATTCCTTTTCTTTTAATTTTCAAATTATTTAAAGTTCATCAAATGGATCTTTATCACCATAAAGTTCGTCATAGACCTGCATAGTTTTTTCAAAATTTTCAGCATCTTCTGCAGATATACCTGTGTATGCTTCAATACCCTTTTCAATACCGTAAACAAGTGCCCCCGAGGTAGTACCGGCCTTGACACCTCTTACTAATTTTTGTTTTGCTGTTAATCCTGTAGTATCAGGGAACATTTTTATGACGAAGTCTTTTATTTTTTTGACTGCCTTACTTAAAAAACCAGTAATTTTATTGATAAACTTATCTAATGCACTCCATTTACCTTTTAGTTTACCAAGAACCGATTTAATTTTAGATGTTATCCATTGGGTTCCACCTTTTATTTTTTTGATTATATTCATAAACGCCTTATTACCACTCATTACTTTTTTAACTTGTGATATCGACCTAACTCCCTTAAACAATCCTCTTGCACCTTTAGCGGCTAACCCCGCACCAAGTAAACCAATAAGATCACAGACAAGGTCTAATATTTTCATCCACATTGGAGTCCCTTCAGGATCCCAATCACCACTTATTAATTGGTAGACATCTAATCCAGTTACTAATCCCCAGAATACCATTTGTGGGACTTTTCCAATACCCGTTGCAATTAAAATTGCATCAACTATAATACCTATGGTGGAGTAAGCAGCGGCCTTAAACTTCCTTAAAATCCAAAGTAATCCACGTCCAAGAGCATTCCAAACATCTTTCCATTGTAAGTTAGATAGTTTTGCCCCAAATTCAGCTAACTTCTTTTTCGCTTCAGAGTAAAAATCAGAAATACCTTTTCCCGCAGCTTTGACTTTTTTACCTAACCATGAATTACTGATCCATTCACCAAAACCTTCTTCTAAAAAGAAATCTCTTAACTCATATAAATTTTGATCGGTACTTTCTACTAAGGGTGATGATAAAACACTTTCTCTGATCTCACCAAACTCTTCAGTATCATTCTCCACATTTGAAAAGATCGTCTTAAATACACTCATAGACTCCCATAGATACCCCAAATTCGTCTTTTCTTGAATATCTATGACATGATCATTTAAAATAAAATATCTTTCGTCACAAGTGATGAATGCTTCAAATACAACACCTGGTTCTTTTGGACTACTGACATGACCACTATAATTAAGTATTTGATTATGTCTTTCTAATAATATACCTTGTCTTTGTACTACCATATCATATATAAATATTAATAAAGTGGGTTAGCTTTACCTCTACTCACTGATTGACCTACAATTTCAGACCACTTAGTAACAGCGATCTGATTTGCAGGACCCCTCGTAACACCACTTTCCCATTGTTTACTACCAGCTGTGGTAGAACCCTCTGGTTCGCTGGTACCTGTATCGGTACCATCTTGTTGTTCTTCAATTTCTTTATACGTTTCAGCTATCATTGATAACTGTTTTTCAGATACTATCATCTTCATGATATATAAATATCAAAAAAAATATTTGAAATTTGTATTAATATCAAAAAAAATACTATATTTGTACAAGTAAAACTCTTGAGATATGAAAAAGTTATTTATAATATTCTTATTTTTAATATTTGGTTGTGAAGTCTATGAGGAACCAAGTAACCCCCAACTTAATCTAAATGGTAGGTGGGACGTAGTAGATATTGATGTAATCATTGATAAAGTCAACTATAATAGTGATGTAATTGTAACTAATGAAGAACAGGCTTCGGTCTCAAACTTCTTCGTTGTGGGTGTCAATGAGAACGGTGATTTAATATTAACCCAAGATTTCGAAGGAACCATTATAAATCGTAGATTTGATGAGAACTCAACTCAATGGGAATTTGATTATCATAATTTAATTATTGGTGATCACATATCTACAGAAATGATGGATGTATGGTTTCCTTGTACCTATTGTACAGAACAAACCATCATTGAAACCGATTATATGGGTGAAAAAACAAGATACACATTTACTACTGACACCTATGGTGCAATGCCGTCAAATGTCCTTAAATTAACCTCCCAAGTCTTCTATACAAATATTTTAATAGATGGTAATCAATATGACAAAGCCATCGAATCACACTTAGAAATAACATTACATAGATTTTAATTATGAAAGTACATCCTTATGTATATGTTGGGTTGAATAGTCAAACTCAAGCAACATTTAAAAAGAGTAAACATAATAATATCAATCCCAATACTGTACTTAAAATTGTGTCTCAAAAAACAGGTGTCACAGTAAATGAAATACTGTCAAAATCAAGAGTGAGAGAAATATCTGATGCGAGACAGATGTTTTGTTATATAATGAGGGAAAAGTATGGTATGAGATACTCTAAAATAGGTAAGATAATCGGTAGAGATCACGCAACAGCAATTCACTCTTGTAGATCACATAAAGACAAATGTGATGTACTAAGAGAATATAGGGAATTAACTAAAGTAACGTGTGAACTCGTTAGAGAGTCTGAGTTCTAATTACCTCGTTGTAGCCGTATGTAGGACAAACAGGATCATACCTGATAATAAGATACCTAAAATAGTCTTATCATTTTGTGTAACCTTTGGATTGTCCTTGATGTTTAGTTTATCGAATAAACTTGTAGAAGGTCTCTTTTTCTCCCAACTTGGTTTATTGGATGCACAACTACCAAATAGGAATATACTACATAACATCAATGCAACTATTTTTCTTTTCATACTGAGAAATGTTGTTGATTTATACGATGAATGATATTCTATTCATCATAAATTGTACTATCCATCTTCGAGTACAATTTAATAAACTGTCCCGCTTTTGAGTTTGCCTCATCTTCTATTTCACCACCAATATCAGGTGGTTTGGGACCGTCTAAACGACCTTGTTCATATTGTGAGTGATGTACTAACTCATGTGCAATACTTCTCATAATATCAACAATATGTCTATTTTTTGAGTTTACTTTAATAACTTTTGTGGGTTGGGAATAGTTGTAATGTGCTGTCGTTTTAAGATCACCTCTACCATTCAATAGTTTAATTGAAGGCATAGTTTTAATACCTAACTCATCTTTAACGAATTTTACAAATTCTACAATCCTATTTTTATCCCTTTCCTCTAAGAAACTCATACTAATAAATATACCTATTCAATAATAATCTTAGTTTCTTCTAAAATTACACCTTCAGAGGATAAAGACAATTTAAACTCACCCTTAGGTAATGATTTAGTATAAATGGTTTTGGTATTTAACCCTAAAAAGGGTTGGAATGTTTCTTTTGATACTGTAGATCCATTAAGATATGAAATAACTAATTGATGTTTCTCTATACTCAAAACCTCAAATGAAAATTCTTGTCCGTCAACCACATTGGATATCGATTCTTCAAATATCATTTCATATTGTGGATATGGTTCAACAACCATCAGTTCATCCTTTTGACAAGAGAATAAAATTAGTAATACGACTACCCAAAGTTTTTTCATTTTATTATTACATTTATTGTGTTAGCATTCTTATCAACCACTTCTGATTTTTTCACCGATACCAATCCTAATGTAGAATCAAATGATTGTATTGGTTTGAAATAAATTTTATATTGAACACCATCATTTAAGTTCATAGAACCATCTACCGATATAGAACCTACCTTAATATAAGAACTTCTCTTAGCATCAAAACTACTCATCATTGAGGTAGTTTCTAACTTATCATATTCTACTCTTTCGTTATCAAACCCAATTCTAAATTCAGAACCGACTAAATTGAAATTATTTTTGGGTAGATCTAAAGTAATGATCATATATTCTTCAGTTTTTTCAATATCTAAGTCAACCTCTAACAAAGTATTATTTTGAGTAGATGAATTTCTTACACTCATTATTCTTGCTGAAGAAGTTGTTTGTGTTGTTTGAGGTGCAGAATGTGAAAGGTTTACATCACCCAAGAATGAAACTTTATATTCTAATGTTTGTAGTGTATCCTTTATACCAAATAAAATACTTGTTGATGGTGAATAGGTAGTTTGTGTACTCCAATTTGAAGTTGTAGTTCCATCATATTCTGATTTAGGTACAATTCTCATTATCTCTGATAGATACCCATTGAAACCTATATCATTACCTTGTAAAAAGTTTAACCCTATTTGTGTATCTTGGAAATCAAAATTCTTATCTCCATTTATATCTGCGTTTTGTAATTGAACTCCATTCAAATCTCCTTTGAATCCACCATTGATTCCACCACCAGCTAATTCACTAAACCCAGCAACTACATCAGCAACCGTAATGTAATCATCCATAAATTCTTCTGCAGTCCATTGTTCAATACTATTAGATGGATTCATAAAAGTTACTTTATGTCCTTTATAGATTTCATTGTCTACAAAAGTAAATTCTGCTTTTATTCCATAGAATCCATTTGCATCTCTGATATAAGTTGAAGAAGATGAGTTGGTAAAATCAAATTGAGTATCGGTATTAATATAATACTCTGCCCAATATTGGTCATCTGATTTATATTCTACTACATCATCCCACAAATCAAATAGTTGTAGTTTTTTCAAATCACTAAAAGTAAATCCACTCGCAAATTCTCTTTTATCAATACCAACTCTATATCTTTTATTTGTAGAATCGTAATCATAAATCACACACCACTCAACTGAACCACCAATTGTTGTTCCCTTTTTACCATCTGCCATTTTTAATGTGTTTATGTAATCGGTAATATCTTTACTACCATCATCATCTAAATAATAAGATGAGTTCATTGTAGATGTATTTAACCACTCAGTACCAGTTTGAGCAGAAGTTCCATCATAATAAACTCTGAATCTATATTGTTCTGGTGCTAATTGAGAATGGAATTCTAAATCTAAATCTACTTCAGGATTTGTTGAACTACTTCCACCACTTGGGTCTACATTTGTCCAAGTTCCGAATTGATGATTAGTACTAATTTGATTATATATTGGAGAACTTGAATTTGCTGGTATTGAATAATAAAAATTATAATATGCTCCACCACCATATTCTTGGTATCTAAATTCAAATTCATACCACTTAGTTTTATCTAAAGTTGCAGTTCCATATACCCAAGAACAACAACCCCATTGATATGTCATTGTTTGCCACTCAGTAGTTCCTACTTCTCTATATCGACTTTCAGAAGAATCATCTGCAACTGTTCTAATATTATAAGTTCCACTTTTATTTGGTTTGAACCAACCAGAATAAACTACCGCATAAAAATCATTTCCCCAACGAGATGGTAACCCACCTGCTAAACCAGTTGAACCATAAGGTGATACTTCCCCACTATGAGTTAGGGTTGTACCAGGTTGGTTTGTATCAACCATTGCATCAAATTCTGCAGTTGAATTTGCTCCACCACTATATGATACTCCATTGTAAGTTGAGGATGAACCACTTCCATAGTGAGTTTTGTAGGATTTATAATTTATATATCCTTCTCCACTTTGTCCAAATACTAAAGATGGTAATAACAATAATATGTAAAGAAGTTTTTTCATTAAAATTTATTCTTTGTATTATCTAATCTGAAATAAATTGATGCACCAACATAAGGATATAATTTACTTACACCTGTTTCTGCATCTAATAAATCGTTTCTTAAACCAACATCCAATGAGAACATTTTATCACTTTTAAATTTGTGTAAAAGTTTGATATCAGTTCCACTAAAGTAATTATCTTTATCAAATTTATATCCAAATCCTAAATACCATTTTGATTCAGGTAAGATATAATCAGGTACTTTTACTTCGTATGGTTTATCTACATAAACTGTTTTGATTATCTCAATTGGTTTTTCTACAATTACTTCTTTTACTACTTCTATTTCAAGTGTATCTGTGATTGTGTTTGTGATATATTTTGGTACAAATATTTCCTTTTCTACGATTCTATCTACATAGATACTATCGATTAATGTCTGAAATTTTTCTATTTCTACATACTCGATTTTAGGTGCTCTGTAATATTGGTTAAAGTATCCAACTGCCCATGCTACTACGATTAATAAACTAATTATAATTATGTGTTTTCTTTTCATATTTTTATCTCCTTAAAAGGGTAACTTTGCTCCTATCATAAATGAATTCATCAAAGGAACAAATTCGTTACTACTATAAATTAATGTCCACCCCGCATTGAACGAAAATCTCTGTGTTAATTGTATTGTAAAGGTATTTGCGAGTATACCTATAAAATCTTTTGTTGTACTTGTGAAAGAATCAAAATCATTTAACTTTTGTGTGTATGTTATTGGATTCTGTGCACCGATCAAAGCTGGTGAATACATTATCCTATCGTTTATTTTTATCATATTTGCATATAAAATATTATACCCTAAAGACGCCATATTTGGGAATCTCTCACCAAATTGATCCTTACCAAACATATATGAGTAGTTGATACCTACACCAACCGTTCCCCACTTACCTAATGGTTTCATTCTACTAAGAGCCCCTGTTAATGCATTCATTTTAAAATTTCTCATATAAGATATTGATGCCCCATCAACCCACGTCACCTCGTAATTTTCATTCATAGTTACTTTAGAGATATTTGTGGAAAGTGATACTTGTTTAATATTATCCCATATCATCATATTAACACCATATGACACATCACCGTAAATTGACGATTGACTCGCACCTATATTCAAAACTTGATTATAATCCAATGTTAAAGATTGCATAGACATTAAATCGGCTTTAAGTTGAATGGGCATAAATCTCTTTTCTTTTTCTTCCTCATCTTCATCTTCTTCATTATCACCCTCTTCAGATTCTTCCTCAGATTCCTCTTCACTTTCTTCCTCGGATTCTTCTTCACTTTCCTCTTCTTTCTCTTCCTCTTTCTTTTCTTCTTCTTTCTCTTCCTCTTTCTTTTCTTCTTCTTTTACTTCTTCTTCTTTATCATCGGATTTCTCTTCGGAGTTATCGTCACTTTCTCCCCCATTATCCTCTTCGCTGTCCGATCCATCTTTTGAATCCCCTCCATTGTCTTTTTCCTCACCTGAATCTCCTCCATCTCCACCATCTCCTGACGTGTCATCGCCATCACCTGAATTGTCTCCCGAATTATCATTCGATTCTCCCGAATCTCCACCATTATCTCCTCCTGACGAATCAGACGATCCCGACGAATCTGAATCGTTTCCTCCATCTGAACCCGATCCCGACGAATCATTTGATTGAGAAGATCCACTGCCGTCCCCAGAAGAACTATCTGACCCACCACTCGATGAACCTGAAGAACCTGAATCCGAACCACTCGACGAGCCAGATGAATCAGAACCCGAACTCGAAGACGACCCACTACTCGAAGAACTACCCGAGCTCGATGAATTATTTGATGCATTGTTTCCATTAGAACTTGTATTACCTTGTGATGTGGTGTTTGTTGATCCTGTATTGGTAGAATTAGTTGCATTTGTGGCGGAACTACTAGCGTTATTCGCAGCGTTAGACGCATTTTGGGCGGTTTGTTGTGCTTGTGTTGCTTGTGTTTGTGCTTGTGAACAGGGTGATAATGCGACCCACCACGCATATTTAGATGCTAACCATTGTTGTAATTCACCATTTACAAAATCTTGATATGTGAATAATTTCACTTCATTATAAAATGAGACTACTGCAGAACCTGTTTGAAAGTTAGCGGTAACTACCTGAACCTCACCAGTACATCTATCTACGAATGTCTGTGTAAATGTTTGTCCGTAACTCTCAAAAGAGAAGATAAAAAATAAGATTGCGGTAATGAGTAATCGCACATTAAACGGTTAATTTTCGAAAATACCTCTTCTTATCATTCTTGAGACAATTCTAGCAGATGCCGTTTCCAACGCTTTTCTTGTTGTAACACCAATAGATGATTGTCTGAAATCTATTTCTTCTAAATCATTTAATAAACCCTCAGTTTTTTTAACAGTATTAGCCTCACCTAAACCACTACCAACATAATAGGTACCGTTAGTGGCGTTTGTGAATCTCACCTGTAACCCCAATCGTGTCGTTTGTGTTTGAGTGACACCGTCCTTCAATGCAATTACTTCATCTTCAGATACAGAAAAATCATAGATTTCGATCGTCACAAAATATTCAGCCAATTTTATTTTCCCAAAACCATAGACTTCATTTTCTGAGACACCTTTCTTTGATGCTTTCCACTGAGTTTTCATTCTTTCTTTTATATCGTCTTTTTCTTCAACGAACTCAAACCTGTTAGTCCAATCTAAGTATTCAATAACCATATTCGTAACACCTAAACCTATTCTTGCATCTTTCAACTCCGGCCACATTTCATATACTTCATCTGATGCGGAAATCTTTAAAAGTGCAATAGGTATCATCGGTCCCCAATAGTCAGATACATCATCAATCGATTTTTTCTTTTCAAATTCCGCTTGATAAGTTTCTGATTTTATTGAACCTATTTTTTGACTATAAGTGGTCTGTGTAAAAAACACACACACCACTATTAATAATAATTTTTTCATTCCCAATAATTTTAAACTTATGGTTAACAACAGTAATCAAATACTCCAAATGTAGCATTTGCAACATCAGCTTCTCCTGATATTAAACCATACATAACTGTTGCAAAACCTAATACAAACATGAATAACAAACCTGTTATCCAAATTTTGAATATATAGTCCATAATCACATAGTCCGATAATTTGTCTTTCCAAATCTCTACTAAAAAATTCATAATATAATTTCCTTTTTAAAATGTTAATGTGTCTCCTTGACACTCTTTGGTAATCTCCACCCGTGTTTTCTCATCTGCCATGAGTACCACCCCGCACCACCAAAGAATAATACTAACCAACCAACGGCTAACCACTCATTAGTTTGCATTTCATCCGATAGTATGATGAAATAGAGATTCAAAACCACAATGAGACCTATAAAACCCCATGCTTGACCCCAAACTTTCCACCATTTATTAAAACCTTTCATATTGTTTTTTTTAAGTTTAGTTTATTACCAATCCAAATCCTCTTTTTCTTTAGGTTTTGGTTTTGGTGCCACATATATCTTTTTTACAACAGTGTCTTTTTTCTGTTCAGGTATATTGATCACTATTTCGGGACCAGTCACGTTTACCGTTTGGTTATTTTCCTGTTTAACTGTCTCTACAATCTCTTCTTCATCACCGCCAATACCTACAATGGTTTTTACTTCGTCTATAAAGACTGTACCTAATGTTGTTAATATCACACCAACTCCCGCAATGATTTGATTTTTTAATTCACCAAAAAACCCGTTTTTTTCTTCTTTACTCATATTTTATTGAACTACAAAACTTGTTATACCTAATATCTCATTCACATTATTATGGAGTTCAATAGTATATCCATCATTTTCTAATGTGTTGACGTAAACCTTTAATAGGTTATCACCTTCCTTCCCATTGACCTTTTCTTGTGAGATTAGGTTTTTACTTATGTCTCTTATCTTGACTCTATATTCACCAGTATATGGTAATTTAATATTCATCCTAACTTCATCAGATACTATCACAGATTCTAATTTTATACCCATTAAATCATCGATTACCAAAGATTCGGGTACAACCACATCATCTATAGGTGTTAGTATATCATCGTCTTTCATACACGACGTTATTGATAATGTTACTATAAGTGTTAATAATAATTTTTTCATATTTTTTAATTCATTATAAAGTTAATTTGTGTTCCATCCGCCTTAACTCCTTCGTTAACCTTAAATGTTATCAAACCTGATGTATTGTTTAATTCTACAGTTGGTGTAAAGATTAACTTATAAGGAGTTCCTGTTTTCACAGTCGCTTCGAAGTTTTGGTCAAATGAACCAATGTTTATTTTTCCATCTTCTTCTAAGTGATTAGAGAAGTTTGTCATTGTATTACCAGTATCAAATATTACATTATCTAATACTAATCTTGTTCTATCATATACAATATTAAATTGCGAACCAATCATATCTGCGACATCCGAATTAATTGAGAATATTACTTGTCCATCCACCAATTCAGACACTAAATCAATATTTGCTTGTTCTGCTTGATATTTCTCTCCCGCCGCCATACTCATTCTTGCAACTGAAGCATTTGCTTGAGTTGATGCGGGTATCGTGGTGCCTTCAGTATCAGGTTCCCAAGAGTGTGAGAAGTTAACGTCACCCATAAGAGCATGTACGAAGTTGAATGATTTATTAGAATCGGTTGGTTTGAATGTTGCATCAATACCGGCAAAATAACTCCCATTATTATCTACCGTACCAAATGTTGATTTGTTACCACCAGTTTGTAATGCTCTACCTTTGTAAGTTATATAATTTGTGTTTCCACTTGTTACACCTTGTAGGTAAGCAAGTATCTCATATGAATCCGAAAAGTCAATCTTACCGTCAAACGCTTCATCGTGATATACATTTGCGAGGAATGTTTGAATGTAGTAATCAAATGTAGTTGAAGTACCATTTGGTGTTGATCCCGCCCCGATTGCTTCTGCAAATACTAAAGCTAAATCAGATACAGTTACTACATTATCCATATAATCTTTTGTTTGATCAACCCAATTCCAAACAAAGTATTCCACATCATTTTCTAAACCAGTTACAATTGCTTGACCTGATGCATCATATGTACCTTCTGCAACAATACTTGCTCCTTCATTTGGTTGGTTACCACTACCGATATCTGATTTGTTATAAATCTTATAAGTAAAGTGAGTACCATCTCCAATATTATCAGCAATGATATTTGTTGAAATATTAAGAGTTACATTTCCTGCATCACCACCTTGAATTGAACCTAAATCAGTTAGAGTTGAATTACCAGTTACACCCACTTGAGTACCATCTGATTCTTTATAGTTCGCCCAATTGGCATTTAATATGTTAGAGTAATTTGTATAATTTGTATTTGCTTTATCTTTAATAATAAACTCATACTTAATGAACTCAGCACCTGTTTCCAATGCGGTCACATCTTGATAAGTTATCCTTTCAACTGACCAATCAGAGTTTGATGAGTATGATGCATCATTGGATAACCAACTAGCATATTGTCCGTCATAATCATTTTGATTCTTTTCTGAATCGGGTGTAAACTTATACCCATTCCAAGTATTGTACGCCTTTTGAGCTGAAGTTGATGTTGGTTGCCAAGTTCTTGATATTAAGTTTAATAACTTATTGTTGTACTGAAAATCAAACTGATACAATGTGGGTGCGATTGCAGTATTGTTTGCATCCTTACCTTCAAAGTACTGAAGTTTAACTGTCAATGTATCACCAACTTTTGTTACAGTATTCACCGCAGAATACGCAAGTTGAGCATCCGTCTGACCGTAGACACTTATTGTACAAAGTACACTAACTAATAATGTTAAAATTTTTTTCATAATAAATCGTTTATAATATTTTCACATACTCTTTTTAGGGCGATACTCGCTGTTTGTTGATTAAATGTACCGTCAGAACCAACTATTAAAGTAGAGTTAGAAATTTCTTTACTCTGACCCTTTTGAGTGGTCCTTTTTTTCACTTTTCCATCCACAACAAGTTCACCGATTGCCACTATCTGTGTGACCGATAGTTTATTATGGTATACCCCGAAAGATTTACCAATATTTTTTACATCAAAAAAGACCAACTTCACATTAATCTGTGTAGTTGATCTATCTGATAAGTCATAATCTAAGTCTAATAGAATTTCTTCAAGGATGTTTCTCACACCCATTGATAGGTTTCGATTACCCGCAAATTTACCCATTCGGATTTCGTTAGTGACCTCACCTATTTTAATCGGGTTTTGTCTATTTTCTCCTAACGGAAAAAGTAGGAATAGACATATAAAGAATATCTTTACGACGTTTAATGTCGCTATTTTCATTGTAACACCTTTTATTGTTTTATGATTAGATGGTAGTTCGAAAACCATCTTTCATCTATTTACTTTTCTTGAGTCAGTTACCTAACTCATTTACTATAAATAGTTTTTTAGCGTAAAAGGGTACAAAAAACATTAGTTTTTGCTAAAAAAAAATATTTAATGTTCTTAGGGTCAAAAACTGAAGTATTTTAAAGATACTCCTCTTCAGGTAGGGAATTGTCTTTAAAATATTCTTCTAATAATTCTATGATGAAGTCCTGATCACAATCAATAACATCTTCCTCTTCAATGATCAGTGGGTAATATGAAAGTATATCCTCTAAACTTAATTTTAAATTTCGATACAAATCTTCATTGTCACTATCAGTGAATAGTATATCTAATACTTGTTCAGTATCATCATAATAAAATTCAACTATTTCCATAATAATTACAGTATAAACAACTATAATTATTAGGTTTTTTAGGAAAGTCTACCGTGTACTTTTTGTGGGTCTACCGCTCTTTTGTTAATATGTACCGCATAGTGAAGATGTGGTCCCATAGAATTCCCCTTATGAGGGTCTCTACTTCCACCACCTGTGTAACCAATTAATTGACCTTTCGAGACTTCTTGTCCTTTACTTACAACCCACCTTCTTACGTGACAGTAAATAGTCTCGTATTCACCGTGTTTGATTTTTATTAAACCACCACATTTACCTTTATCATCATAAGCCTTAGTAACAACACCATTTGCGGGTGAATAGATAGGTGTGCCCGATCTTGCTCTTAGATCAACACCCTTATGAAACTTTGTGGCGTTACCCCCAATATTTCTCGGACCGAAAGGACTGTTGATTTTTGTGTTATTAATGGGCCACATGTCTATAGTCTCAAAATCCTTTAAATCCATATTTTCGAAATCGAATTCAGGATTCATAACAATTTTATCAAAAAATGCCTTACCAAGTGTCAGGTCTGTATCGTTTTCAGCGTCTTTTTTCAAACCAGCCCATGTGGTCAAAAAATCGGTCAGTGCGTCTTTTTTGTCCTCTTTAAGAACATGACCCTTTTTGATAATATTTATAAGTTGAGACTCTTTTAGTTTAATTACCATACTAATAAATATACAATTAAATATTAAATGTGTACATTTTAGTATGTTGAACTGGAGAAAAATAAAGGAGGTCTATCCTCGTTCTTATGGTAAGTTTGTTGAAACCATGTTTCCTTATGTTGGTGTTATTGGTTTCACATCGCTTAGTTTGTTCGAAGTGAAGAAGTTATACTATTTTTTTGATAAAAATGGTATCTACTTAACAATAGAACGAATAGGTCCAAGTCAATGGTTATACACAATATCTTTAAATGATGGTAGTGTATTATGTCCAAAACAATCATCTAAACAAACTAGAGAAGATGTTGAATTAGATGGTTTTATGGAATGCTTCAGAACTCTTAACGAGAGATCAATATTTTAACATACATGAAAATAACTCTTAATTTTCTTTTACAGGCAACCAGAGTACTACATATTGGAAATTATGATGATGATGAACTTAACTTAATCTATAACTTCATAACTAAGGTTGACAATGAGGTTTTAATTCATTATCTTAATTCTAAGACAGTTTTATCCTACGATTCTGATTTAGAATTATATGTAGAAATTGTTGACGCACTCATAAGTATTTATGAGGATAGTGAAGAATATGAGAAGTGTGATCAACTTAAACGTAAACGGATCGAAGCAATAAATTATTTAAAATAGTATTATTATGTCAGTATTTGGTATGTCAGATGAGGAAAAGAAGAAAATCCTCGAAAAACACAAGACAGCAACAAAAAATCATTATACAAAACAAAATGATTTAAAAAAGGGTATTCAGGTACCTGAAAAAAAAGAGAAACCCTCAGAGTAAGAGGGTTTTTTTTATGAATGTAAGTGCGGATTCAATAACATCGTCCATATCATAATATTTATATTCCGCCAACCTACCACCGAAATAAACATCCTTTTCTTTATCTGCCAATTCTTTATACTTGTTGTATATTTCAGTATTTTCATCATCATTGACTGGATAATATGGTTCTGTTTCTTTTGCATTGTAGTCAATCGGAAATTCCCATGTTACCCAAGTGGAATCTGATTCCACATTCTCAAAGTGTTTATGTTCTATAGTTCGTGTAAATGGAATTTCTTTATCGGTATAATTCATCATTACTACACCTTGGTAGTTATCAGTATCTATTTTTTTATGTTCAAATCGTGTTGTTTTATATTCTAACTCACCAAACTTATAATCAAAATATCTATCGATTGGACCTGTGTAAATAACTTTATTGTGATTTGGTAAATTGGAACCAAAATAATCAGTGTCTAATCTCACATCAATACCATCTAATAATTTTTCAAAGATTTGGGTGTACCCCCCAATTGGAATCCCTTGGTACTTATCATTGAAATAATTGTTATCATAAGTAAATCTTACAGGTAATCTTTTTATAATTTCTTTAGGTAAGTCCTTCGCATCTTTTCTCCATTGTTTTTCTGTATATCCTTTGATTAGTTTTTCATATACGTCCGTACCAACAAGTTTGATTGCCTGTTCTTCTAAATTTTTTGGATTATCTATATGAGAACTTTGTTCTTCTATAATTTCTTTTACTTGTTGTGGATGTGACACACCCCACAACTTTGAGAATGTCCACATATTAAAAGGTAAGGAATAGACCTCACCCCTGTAGTTAGCAACCGGTCTTAAAGTAAAATTATTAAATTCGACATATTGATTTATCCATTTCCAAACTTCTTCGTTCGATGTGTGAAAGATATGGGGACCGTAATCATGTACATTAATACCATCTCTGTTAGAAGTATAACAATTACCACCAATATGATTTCTGTTTTCAATTACACAAACTTTCTTACCACTATCTGTAAGTTCTCTTGCACATATTGAACCAAAAAATCCACTACCAACTATTAAGTAGTCATAAATCATAGATCCCATAAATTTGGAAAAGACATTTTTCAAAATCTAAACACGCATGAGGGTAGACCCCCACACTAACTAATGAATGTATTTTTTGGTAGAACTCAATCGGATGTTTCTTTATTAACCTTCTACTGATGATGTGTTGTGCCCCAGGTACATTGTAGGATGGGAAACTAATACTAATACCCATAGTTTCACCAAAAGATCTCATTTCATTATCAATACCCTCATACTCCATATTATATCTACTTATATTCCCCAATGGTAAAAATTCTTGTTTAAAATCAAATTTATTTATTTGATCAACCACATTATGACAATGGTCAAAGGGGTTTCCTTGTACAAATGCCATGTAATTAGGTAAATTATCGTAGTTATCTATAATATATGTGAGAAATGTATGTGTTTCTCTCCCCACATTTGGTAGGTTGTGTTCAAAATGATCACTATCAGATTCATTTTTATTATACACTATATGATCGTGTTTTAAGTATGCTGTCCAACTTATATCCTCATTGTATTTCGCAACAATGACTTTTAAATTTTTGTCACTCGTAAATAAATCGATGTATTCTCTCCACCCACATTGAATCAAATTGTATTTCTCAGGATCTCTAAGGTATAGAAAATCAAACATCTTTTCGTCACTACCTACGTATCCGTTATTGATCGACTGATTAACAACATCTTCAAATTCCACACAAACTTTTTCTACACAACTTTTAGGTACAAATACAGAACCCCCCTGTATGTACCTCATTTGAGATAATGCGTGTTGTTCGTAATATTCCTCACCAACCCTAACATAGGGATGGTGACAAAAGAAAGTTACTTTCTTATTATCTAATTCATTAATTTTTTGAGTATCTGGCCAACTGATACCTAATTCAGGTTTATCATTTCTGAGTACACCCGCGTCTGCCCATACAAATAAATCAGTATTAAATAGATTTCTTTTATGTGCATCTAAAATGTAATATAATTTGGAAAACATAACCACATTGTAAAGTGGTTTAGTCATCTCAGGGACTTGGAATTGAATCTTTGATTTGAATTCTTCGCTCGACATTAGAGTATTAAGAGGGTTGAAGAATTTTTTATATCCTAAAATATTCTCTAAAGGTTCAATCACAATAATTGTCTTCTCTAAATCGGGGTCAACTTCTTTTCTAAATTCAATAATTTGTTTTTTGAATTTATCTTCGGTATAGATAACCATGTTAGTATCTAAAAACAATATGTTCCTCATCCACATAAGATAAGTGTGGTAAGACATAGTGAAATTATCCCAATTATCTCTACCAATATCAAATATTGCCGTTACAATTGTTGTGTTTTTTATATCCATGCCCAATCAACCACTATATTCTTATGCCAAATTCTATTGTTTTCAAAATCGAACAGATTTGATGTATCTTCCGATGTTATCAGACTACTAATTTTCATACCATGTAAATTAAGTACAGTCGGTACGAAACCCTCACCATACCCATGATAACCCTCATTGTTTAACTCAACAAGTTTCTTCATCGCTCGATTAGAATATCGGACTGTTGGGAAAAAGGATCCAAACCACTCAGTGACCTCACTCGGTAATGTGTCACCATCACCAGGAAACCTCTCTAACCACATGTGTGAAGATGTTGTTCTACCATCAATAACAGGGACATTTGGTTGACTCTCAACACCAGGTTTTTTAAAAACAAAATAAGATATGAAATCTGAATCATCCTCATCAGTTTGTGACAAAAACTGATTCCAATCATCTATCCTAACATCATCGTCAAAAAACCAATAGTATTCATAATTAGGATTCGATAAATAAAAATTTATCATTCTTAAATGTGCGTGGAACCATATGATGTTTCGATTACCTTGACTATTCCAATAATGTTTTTTACTAACCTCGTGTGGGAAGTTTAAATTATCCCTAACATCTTTTTCAGTGTATGTAAAACCCTTCTCAAATGATTGGTCTCTTGTGATGTCGATAATTAAATCTTTATCATAACCCTCTTTAGTAATTAATGGTAACCATTCCTCATCCAATTTATTGTGTTGGTGAGAAACTGTACACATACAAGCAATTCTTTTATTCATATTCTTTAGTCAAAATTTCTTTCCATTCTTCAATCCTATTGAATTGGTGAACCATACAGTATTTATTATTTGTTCTACTATTATAGACACAACCATCCTCTTTTAATTCGGGAATTCCATATCCTTTGTTGAGAATGTTGTTTTTCATTCCCCAACCCTCAAAAAATTGTGTTGGTCCTGATGTCGCACAATGCATCGCCCAACCCTCATCCAAGTCAAAAATTCTTAAATTTTCAATCCAATTGTCTTTTACTAAAACAATTAGTGCCGCTTGATCTTTTATGTTGTGACCGTCTTCACTATTCTCACACATTTCATACATTTTATCATATAATTTGATAAATGCGTCTTTTTTACCCGCCATAATTCCCGAACATACAATTTCAGTTTCCATACAAGAGTTAACTTCATTTGGGAATGTTTTTCTTAGTACATCTGCATTCCACGGCTCTTCCCTAACTAAAATACCTTCTCTACTAAACCAAATGTCGTAGTTATCGGTATCTAATTTTTCAAAAGGGTCTGAATGAAAGAGAACATCGAACACATCTGTTGCCAAAAATAAATCAGCGTCGTAGGACTCAATGAAATTTTTGGTGTGTATTAATCTCTGATGATTTATTCTCCAAGTGTCGGTCTCAGTTACCTCAACATAATCAATATTAAGATCGGATAAAACCTGTCTATCATCATCGGTAGCATTGGCGGCGATGAGTACAATGTCAGCATCGGAGTGTTTTCTAAAACTCTCAACCCACCATTTAATTTTACCTTTGTGGTCGGATATATTATTACAAAATCCTGTTAATACTTTTTTCATAGTTGTCCTTCTAATTTTTCTAACCAACCATTAGTCTTTGAATGTGGCCAAACAATCCACTTGGTTGGTTTCTCCTCTACTTGGAACTCTCTCCAAATTTTTATAAAATCATCTTTAGTAGATAAGTATCCTTTTATTTGTGCTTCATTAGCGTCAGTTCTATTAATTGTTTCACCTCTATCATTTTCGAATATCACCGCCCAAAAATCATAGTCTTCATCCTCTTTTAGTCCTCCTCTGTGTAAGTCAATACAGTGTTTAAATATGGACATGAATGATTGTTCCAATTCCTCACCATATAACGGTGGGTTTGGTGCAAAGTTATTATCTAACGTATATTTCTGAACCGCCCTCTTTTTAAATGATACCCCCGCATATCTTTCATAATCCTCTAAAGTTCTAACAGTACCAAAATCGTAAATACCAAAATCAATATCTTTTTCAAGACCATCCATTTCAAATAGTTTTCTATTTCTTAAATGTGAATCGGTATTTTTTACGTGCCATGATTTATCGTCATCCCATTGTTTTGTTCTACCCTTTCTTGTGTATTCGTGCCACGCAATAATTTTATGTGGGTGGAAAAGATCATAACCGTGGGTATAAGCTCTAACCGCGATACTAATCTCCTCACCATGAAAATAATATTCAGGATCATGAGGAACCTCCACCACAAAAGAACCTAAACTAAACGTAAAATGGGCAGAATAAAACCTTGCGGGTATTGGTTCGGTACGAGTTTCCCAATCAGGTATTGTTGCTGGTAGAAAGAATATAGCACCTTCAGGAATAAATCTATCAAAGTTCATTAACCACGGAACTTGAGTTCTCCCCTTAGGGTCGGTTTCAGGATTATATGAAGAAATATAAGAAGTCAGTAATGGTTTTTCATGTCCCTTTGTTCTTAAATCCTCTAACATGTTTATCAACTCGGTATCCCAACCCTCAATAAATCTATGATGTGAATCTAATTGAAGTGTGTATTGTTCACCATCATACTGTTGTTGTAGGGTATTTCTCGCCCAACAAGCACCTTTTGATTCTGTGTAATCAACATCGATTATTTTAAACCTTGAATCGTCCTTAAACTCATCAAGATTATCCCATTCGTCATCTTTTGAATGTTGCCAACAAATACTAAACACAAGGTTATCAGGATTATCAGACTTTTCAATACAATCACGTAGTGTGGGGATTAACTCAGGGTCTCTATAAGACGCTATCTGAATAAATATTTTTTTGTTTTCTTCCATTATACATTAAGTATTCTTTTTATGTGAATATTTGATATATCACTTGTAAAGAATATAAATAAAATATAGTTTTTTATAAAGTCTTATGGGGGGTTGACTTACTAAAATATTTCCTGTATATTTTATTTATGTCATTCGATGATTCATATAAAACCCCACAAATAGTAGAACACCATTTATCTGCTATAATTGGTGGTTTAGAGGAATCTCAATTCTTCACTGATTTCGGTATAAATGATACATTTGCTAGAAAAGTATTCACACAACTACTCATGGAGATTTATGTTAATGATCCTTCAATGGATCAACAAGATTTCTTTTGGAGTGAGGAAGAATTTGAAGAAACCCTACAGAAAATTATAACAGGATCTATTATGTATGAATTAAAAGAAGAAGGTATTTTAAATTCATATGAAGATGAAAATACCACCGAAACTTTCTTTCTCACAAAAAAAGGTAAGGGAGTTGTAAAAGGATTAAAAAACCTACCTTAATTTTTAAAAACACAGACATATGTTATTTGATTTTGATGATCTTTTGATCCAACCTGCGGGTCTGAGTTCAATCCGATCTCGTTCTGAGACGTACCCTTATTATGGAAATGATTTACCATTAATGACCGCACCAATGGATACAGTTGTTGATGGAAAAAACCATCATTACTTCACTAATTTAGGTATAAAGGTGGTTTTTCCCCGCATTAACCAACCTGATAATACTCATATAAGTTACGATCATTTCCTATCCTATAGTCTTACTGATTTCGATCGATTATTCTTAGAAAACACTATCGAGATTCCCCAAGACCACCAAGTTTATGCTCTAATAGATATTGCGAATGGACATATGGAAGATCTATTTAAAAGTACAAAAAGAGGTAAAGAAAAATATGGTGACCAACTTGTACTTATGGTTGGTAATATTGCAAATCCCACAACATTTTACCAATATTGTTTAACGGGTGTCGATTATATTAGAATCGGTATTGGAAATGGTGGTGGTTGTTTAACCACAGTCCAAACGGGTGTCGGGTATCCAATGGCTAGTTTGATTGATGAGTGTAATAAAATAAGAAGAAGAAATACCCACATTAAAACTAAAATCGTTGCCGATGGTGGGTTTAAGAAATATTCCGATGTTGTTAAAGCACTTGCATTAGGTGCGGATTATATCATGTTAGGTTCCATCTTTAATAAAGCATTAGAGAGTTGTGGGGAAACAACAATTGAAAACGGAGATATAATTGATCAATATTCTCAAGACGCATTGAATCGTTTTAATGTCGATATCCCACTCTATAAAGTTTTCAGAGGTATGAGTACCAAAGAAGTTCAAAAATCGTGGGGTAAAGAAGAATTAAAGACTTCTGAAGGTGTTGTAAGAAAACATAAAGTAGAATACACACTTAAAGGGTGGGTTGATAACTTCACCTCATATCTTAAATCTGCAATGAGTTATACCGATAATAGGAAACTCACCGACTTTATTGGTGGTGTAGAGTATAATTTAATTTCCCAAAAATCTTTTGATAGATTTAATAAGTGATTAACCGATATTAAATCCTTTATCGTCCGCAGTAAAATCCTTATCTCTCTTCATACCATCTTTGATGTATGATCTAATTAATTTAGAGACTGTCATATTTTTCTTGTCGGCAACCTTTTCGATCTCTTTGAAATATGCGGGTACAATTCTAAAAGACAACATTTGTATTAGTTGTTGATTTTTAGGTTTGTCTGAACCTTGTGGTTTCTTTGGTTCTTTTGATTTTTTAGATGCCATATATCTTTGTTTTATAATAAATATTTAAAACTTTTAAATAAGTCCGTCGTCTTTAAATTTGTTGAGTATAATATCTGATATGATTTTATTACCTGAAATGGATAGATGGAAATCAACATAATAACCATCTGTCTCATCAACTATCTGCATTTTATTTTTAACAGCCCATTCACCCATACTTTCAAGTATAAAATTCGGTAAGGTTTTCAATTGTTTATCCCAAGGTAGAAAGTATATTGGAATATCATTTTGATTACTGTACGAATATAACAATTCGGACACCATACTAAGTTTTTGTTCTTCGTAATTTATGTTCGTATAGTGTAACAAAGAATCCAAATAATGTTTCTTTAAATTATCTAGTTCCTTATCATAAAGATGATCGGCAATAGTACCCTTATCATTTTCATCAAAAATGTTTACTTGGTTAAAGTCATTCAAACCTTGTAACCTGTAAAATTTATGAGTTCTCTCATCCCAATAATATTTCCTTACGGGAAACGACCATTGTACAATGTGTATTGTTTTTGGGGTTGATATATTAGACCATAAATCATAAAGTATTTTCTCATTATTATTAGCGGTGGTCGAAAAATTCATCATGTCACAACCTAATTTATCCGAAATAATATTAGAGAATCTAAACGAGTTGGAGAATTCTAATGCGGTCGATGGTTCGTTACTAACCTTAGTACCGTTTTGTTTGTTATACCACTCAATGTAAGAATGATTGTTGAGTCCTCCACCATCAGAAAAACTACAACCGTAAAAGTATATTTGATTATGATATTTTAAGGAGTCTGTATGTTCCAACCTACTTGTCTTTATCAGTTTTTTTTCTTATATTTTATATAAATAGTAAAAGTAAA